CTATAAAGCGCGCTCTGGCTGGCCAGTGTCGGCTATGTAGTTCGACGCCCATCGAATGGAGGGGCGCTCAAGCAGATGCCACGACGCAAACGCAGCGAGTACGCTCAGGATAACAACCGCCCAGGGGGAGAAAGCATCGAAAAACCCGAGGATGGTCCCGATGGGAAAGTGGTAGATGTAGATGCCGTAGCTCAGATCACCCCAAGGCGCCTTCCTCCCCGTAATTGCTGACAGACGCGCAATGGCCAAAACGAGTGTGATCAGCACAAATGGCAGAGCAAAGGAGATGTAAGGTATCCCGGAGGTTTGGACCAAGTAGAGCGCAACCAGACCGACCGGAAACGCGACGGCCACAAACCCTTTCCTCTCGGCAATCGTTGGTGCGTAGAGCGCGAAAAGAGCGCCGGCAATGAAGAAGTGGGCAGCCGTGAATATGCTCATGTGAAACGGCACCGAAAGGTCGCTGCTCCAGTCAATCTTCGACAAGGCGTATCCTGCGAAGGCATATGTAGCTGCAAATAGCGCCAGTGCCAGCCTTGGACGTTTCATCCAGAACAGCACCGCCGCCGGTAGGAACATATAGAACTGAAATTCCATGACTAGGGTCCAGAAGGCGCCATGACCATAGACACCCATCGCCAGAAATCTCTCCGACAGTATCAACCAGTCCTGAAATGACAGGAGGGCAATCGCTCCCCTGATCCATTCCTGAGACTGACCGGTCACCATACCGACCGCGCAGAGGACAAAAACGGTAACGACAATAGGCGGGTAGATTCTGGCGGCTCTCTTGATGAAGTAGCCCCCAAGGTCGTCAGGTCGCCTGGAACAGCTGAGAGTAATCAAGAAGCCGCTGACACAGAAGAAACAGAACACCGCCAATTCGCTACCCCACAGGGGCAATGGCTGAAGGATCGACCAACGCATGTGTCCGGTAAGAACGGTGACTGCCAGAAAGAGCCTGATGTAGTCGAAATTCATGCTTCTGATGACACCTGATTTGGAATTCTGAGGATCATTAGATGTTAAAGCCGTCGGATTCCATAGTTCGTCTGCGGTGAGTTCACCTGAGCCCGGCATCGGGTCCACCGCCTCGATCTCGTTTCACCGCGTCCAGAGGCGCTCGATCTCAGTCCACGCAGACAATTCGGCCGTATGGCGCGCTTGCAGGTCGGTGGGCCAGCTGGGCGGCGGCTCTCAGGCTCCCGAGATCCTGTCCCTGATCCGCTTCGCCACGCCAGAGTCTCGCCGGGTCAAGATGGAGTACGCACACGCCAAGGCCATCTGCGACAAGGCCATCGAACTGGGGCGTTCCTCTATCGCCCTGACCCAGGCCATCCAGTGGGACACCGCGTTGCGGCGTATCCAAATCATCGGCGAATGGTTGCCGGTGGCTGCAGGCGATACGGGCGTCATTATCCGTAGCAAGACGAAATGGCGGGGCCTGTCAGCCGCCGACATCTCATCTGACAAGGTGCTGACCGTTCCCGCCACCAGCAAGAGGAAGGCCGCAACCCGGCATGACTGACGGCTTCTCCGCTGGCACTGGAGGTACTCAAGGCGGTGCCGCTGCCGAACCTTGGCCCATTAATCGTATCGGAGAAAACCGGCATTCCCTATCGGGAAAACTACTATGCCCAGAACTGGCGCGAAGTCGCCAAGGCGGCAGGCGTTCCCGAGGACGTGTTGTCAATGGACGCAAGGGCCGGCGCCATTTCGGAGGTAGAGGAAGCCACTGGCGACCTCGACGCAGCCCGAAAAATGGCAGGTCACACCACCACTAAGACCACGCTCGTCTATGTCAGGAACGACGATTTGGCGAACAACCGTCGAATCGCGGAAGCCCGGTCAAAACTGCGGTCTTGAAACGACCGTGAAACGCATTTGAAACGGCACTACCGGCTCAATCGCAAAGCAGCAACGATTTCAAAGAGATAGCTGGAGCGGGTAGCGGGAATCGAACCCGCGTATTCAGCTTGGAAGGCTGCTGCTCTACCATTGAGCTATACCCGCCCGAGGGCAATGCCACCGGCACCGATTAGCGCGAACCGGGGCTGGCTGGCAAGGGCTACACAGTCCCGCTTTCCACAATTTGCCTGCCAGACCAAATTCTTGCGCATCTTGCGTGCTAGGGTGTTGACACTAATGCGACAGCCAACCATAAACCGCCCCGACGACACGCAAGTTCATGTCGTTTCCTACCCGGAAATGTGGAGGGGTGGGAGAGTGGTTAAATCCATCAGACTGTAAATCTGACGCCTCAGGCTACACTGGTTCGAATCCAGTCCCCTCCACCACCCGGCCAAATGGCCATTGATTTTCAAAGACAATTCGGCGGTTTTTGGCTAACCTTTTTTCGGTTAGCCATTCGTGCGTTCTGGGTTTGGTCATTCTGGACACCCATGGCTAGGCGCGGCAAAGTTGGCGCCATGAAAACATTTCTTGCCGTTTCCATTGCCGTAGCTTCATTGATCCCCCTCCCCTCCTTGGGCCAGGAGTGGCGGGTCCATTTCAACATGTGTGGGAAGGTGCGTCACACATGCGTAGTCGATGGCGACACCATCTGGCTTGAAGGTATGAACCTCCGACTCGAATCCTACGACACTCCAGAACCCTACAATGACATTTGTGGAGGCCGCGCCGAGGTAGAACTGGCGCATCGAGCCAGCCGGCGTTTGTTGGATCTGCTGAACAACAACGCTTTCACCGTCGCAACCAGCGGGACAGATCGCTACGGTAGGACGTTGGCAACGATCAAGATTGGCGGCCGAGACGTCGGTGACATCCTCATCTCAGAAGGTTTGGCACGGAGGTGGCCCAACGGGCGCGAGTTCTGGTGCTAATGGTCCGCGTCCCCTCCCTCAATCCCAAACGAGACAAAGAGATTGCCCGGCTGCGGAAACTCCTGGCCGATCTCGAGCGCATTCCCGCCAAGCATCGGGAGGATGAGTGCGCGGATGAGCGAGAGATCACCATCAGGGCGATGCTTCGCGACCTCGACCCTCCGGTCTATCAGTGGACAACCAACGATGATGAGATCGCCGTCGACGCAATCATGGTCGGCATTGGGGGCACTTCTTCCGAGATGATTGGCATCGGTCTGACCTATGTTGAGCCGATGGGCAGCATCTACTGGAACGCCCGGGTGACCGAGAAAGGTGTTTTCGACGCTGGTGGGGAAACTGGCTGGTGGACAGTGAAGGATGCCCTTGCCCAGGCGCACGCGCTGCAGCATCGAATGGGCTATGACCGCGTTGTGGTCACGCTCCAGGAAGTCGGTATCTGGCGACCGGAATGGGGGCGCTTGGCCAAGAGGGAGGGTTTTTGATGTGCGGGCGTTTCACAAATGAACTGACCTGGTCGCAGCTCCATGCGCTCTACAATATCCACCAGCGCCCAGCGACGAACCTACCTCCCCGGTTCAACATCGCGCCGACCCAAGATGTCGATTTCGTCCACCTGGACAAGGCCGGCAATATGGAGATGGACCGAGGCCGCTGGTGGCTGGTGCCGTTCTTCGCCAAGGAACTGCCCAAGGCGGCGATGTTCAATGCCCGGATCGAGACCGTCGATACGTCAGGGGCTTTCCGGGAGGGCTTCAAGTCCCGTCGCTGCCTGATCCCTGCCGATGGGTATTTCGAATGGACCAAGGCGGAGGATGGCGGCAAGGATCCTTGGCTTCTGCAGCTCCCCGATGGTGCCCCGTTCAGCTTCGCCGGCATCTGGGCACACAATGACAATCTGGGTGTGACAAGCTGCACCATCATTACGGCGCCGGCAGTGCCGGAGATTTCAGAGATCCACAACCGAATGCCGATCATCCTGTCACGCGAAGCCTATGGCACCTGGCTCAACACCGATGTGCAGGGGAAGGACGCCAAGGCCCTGCTGCTAGATGCCCAGATTGACAGTCAGCTCGAATTCTTCCGGGTCGGTCGCGCCGTGAACAATAGCCGCTATGATGGCAGCGACACCAAGCAGCCCCTGATCAACTCCTTGTAGGAGCACGTTGCAGGGGCTATTTCTCCCTCAAAAGGAGTTGGATCAATGGAGCTATCAGACTTCAAGATTGGTGAGAACTTCACCTGCAGCGGCCGTCCATACAAGTGCACGGACATCGGCTCGCGGGTGGTAGTGGCGATACCGCTGAATGTCGAGGTTTCATCCAAGGCGCACGGCTCCAAAACGCTTAGCCTGGTCGAAGCTACCCGCGAGGGCTGGTTCAATGGCCCGCCGTATGCGGTGCAGGAGGTCGTATTCGATGAGTACGACCTGGAGCAGTGCGAACTGCCTGACACAGCGGAAGCTGTTTGAGCGTGACGACTTCCGCACATGCAATAGCATTTAGAAGGGCCGCTAAGGCTTGCGGCATGACCCAGCAAGAGGTCGCCGACTACGTTGGATATTCTATCTTCACCGTGAAGAGCTGGTCATTAGGCAGGCGGTCGATTCCTGATGCCGTCTGGGACAAGCTTTCTGAGCTTCACGGAAAGCTTGAGGCCGCTGCTAAGCTCGCCGCTGAAAACAAGCGCCCAGAGGATCCTTTTTTCTTTCGTGACGCGAGGCAGAGCTTGGAAGCACTGCAACTGCCGAAAGGAAGCATAAAAGTGGCCGAAGCGATGGCCATAAAAATCGCGTCGACAGCAGACGAGGACTAGATCCTCACCCGCCTCCGCGCCCTCCTGCCCTTCACATGCGGACGGTCTACAGACCTCTCCACGCCATAGTCAGGACCAGAGCTGAACGGACCCAGCTCATTACCCGTTACCGGTTGCAGGATCAGACCGAGATCCTTTCCGCCGCACTTTGAGCAGCGCATTCTGGCCGTGAGCGGGTTCGGTTTCCCGATTGTCACAAAGTCCCGCCCAAACCTTTCAGCCAGCGCATGCAGGTCCAGACTGGTGTAGTGCCGGCAGAACTGGTTCTCGCAGTGGATCGATAGGCGAAAGCCGTGGTCTATGAGATCGCCAAGGGTGTCGATTGTGGCCATGAACAAGATGAGAACATCGAGTCATGGTCAGGCGTCAAGCAGGGACGGCGGAGCTTGCTAAGTTCCAACCTCCCTGCCTGAGCCATTTCGTAAGCCCCAGCAGATCGGGCCTCCGACCTATAGTTCCGGCGTGATGCTCTCAGAGGAAATCTGCAGCTCAAGCTCTTCGGCAATCTTTGTCTCCAGCTCATTGCGCAGGTCGCCCCAAATCTCGGTTCTGACTGGGTCGTACGCGTACATAGACGCCGTCATTCGGTCCAGAAGGCCCTCTTCAGAGGGGTGGATATGATAGCGGATTGTGTAGCTGCACTCCCCAGCCACACGCAGTTTCAACTGCTGATGCTCGCTCTCCACTCGGGCCGGTTTACCCTCTAGAATTTCTGCCAGGGTTGTATTGAGGACCGTTTGTTCCAAGAACACCAAGCGTGAGTCGGTCTCGTTGGAGTCAAACCGGTTTTCGCATGACCTGCTGGAGGCCGTATCAAGAAGCGCTCCACGACTATCGAAGTGCCATTCGTAGACAGAACCTGCTCCGGCTCTCTGGGCCACTGAAGGCTCCCCGTATGTTGAGCGTAGCGCTGTGTCCACGGCTTCATACCTTGGGGACTCATCCTCGAGTGGCTCAAACTGCCGCAGGACCGCAACGACCCGCCCATCGACACCATAGACCCCCAGATTGTCCAAAGATACTGGGCCAGCTGCGTTCGGCAGCTCACGCGGCTCAGTCAGCAAAACATATTGGGCACTTTCAAAATAGTTCGAATTGCTGAAGCCGGCAAAGCCGAACGAAGACCATGAGAACGAGGACATCAAACCTCGGTCCTGAAAGGCGCTGTAGCCTTCAATCTCTTCACTGCCACTTGGCATCGGTTGGCCCAAGGCAACGCCCCGTATGACGGCAACCTCTGGTGCGTTCTCGATCCAACCGTCACCCATATTGCCGCTCAGAAATGGCACCGTTATTGGATCGCGGAGCGACTCAAACGAGAATGTGATGGAGCGATCATCGTTTCGCACGGCGTCGAAGTTCCCGATGCCACATTTGCCACGGCGCTCTTCTGACGCATAAGCCACAGATGTTGTCGGATCGACCACGCTGGTGCAGTTCCACATCACGCCGTCAATATCGACCATAATCCCGGCCTCTGTCACAGAGACCAGAAACTCGGAGTAGCTCATCCCGATCCTGAGGTTTTCCCCATACTGACCCTCGGCTTCTTCGACAAAGGGCTGAAGAGATTGCGCCTGCGCCGAAGCAGCAGACGAAAGCAGAAATGCGAGGGCGGCAACGAGCTTGGTCATAAGAATCTCCTAGTCTTATTTTTCACTCTGATAAACCTCGGCATTTTAGTCAAATATTTGTCGCCTCACACATAAATCCCAGAGCGCAACCCAAGAGAAGCGCAGAAGCAATTGTAAAATTTCCCAATCCGATTTGACGAGTCGGCCGTACCTGTAGTCGTGAAGCAACCAACAGGAGCAACTATGGTCGACCCGAGCTTGACGCTCATGGAGCTCATGACCATCCGAGCGTCCGTCCACGCAACCTGCCCCAACGAACACGAATATAAACTCGACCTAAACAAGCTGGCGGACTTGGTGACACCTTTCGCCCAACTGGATGAGGTGGTTTTAACTAAATCCTGGTGCCCTCACTGCGGTGAGCTTGCAGCTGACTTCTCAATCGCGACTACACAATGAACCCTATTGCTTTTTTGTGGGCTCCTTTCCTCGGATGCGATCCCAAAGCGCTAGGGGATCTTTGCTGACCAGTGCCACCCAGACAATGAGGTTGCGGCCTGAGATACCCAGCACTCCCGCGATGCCGTGAGACCAATCCTGGGGCCACCCAAGGCCATTGATGATGGGGTCTGTTGCAATGACTGCGACAGCCATGCCGGCCACCACTGCCAACACCCCGGTGAGAAACGAATGCCTCTTGATATCGAGCAAGACGGCCAGAACGGCCATGATCGCTGAAGCCATGAGCGTGGAAACCTTGATGCCGAAAATGTAGGGAGTGGGGTCCGTCATAGTCTGCCCTGATGGTGTGGAGATGGAGAGGGGCGGAGACGCGGGCCGCCGAGTGGATTAGCGCCGCACGAAGCTCTGCACGACGCCGACGCCGAAGCGCGAAAGGATGATCCAGCCAGCCCACTCATCGAGGGGCGCCGGCAGGGCCGAGATGTTCCAGTCCTGGGGGAATGGTCCGCTCTGATGCCAGAGCAGGCTGTAGACGCAAATCGCGCCCCACCAGAGCGCCAGCGGGCCGATAAAGCAGAAGTCGACATACCAGGGCATGGCGACCCGATTCTGCAGCCAGGTCTTCACAACATCGGCCTTGAGGCGTTCCCGGTCGCTTTCGGCGTCAATCTTGCGGTCGATGACATCGAACACACGTCCTATGACGTCACCGGTGAAGAAGCTGACAATCTGGCGAAGGATACTCACGACCCCCTCCCCAGCCGATCCTTACGCATATCGACCTCGGGGTCAGTCGGCAGCACGGCAGGGCGCGGACGAAGCCAGATATTCACCAGGAACGCCGCGACCAGGAACCAGCGCTGATACTCGGCCGGGATGATGGCGAGGATCTCAGGCGAGTTGAGGATTTCCGGCGCGATGAACAGCAGCGCCAGGACGATGTTGAAGAACCACGTCCGCAGGCGAACGATGGTTTCCCAGATACGGTTGGGCATGATCATGCCTCCTTTGCGGCTTGAGCCAGCGCAGAAGCGCGCTGTGCATTGACGATGGCTCTGATGATGAGGGGAGCGACGATGACGGCCACCACGGCAACGATGGCCCACACGGGCAGGCCGGACAGGTCCGGCGCCTGGTCGATGCCAACGCCGCTGCCGGTGCCAACGGCGGCACCACCACCCTGCGCCACGGCCTTATCGCGGGCTGCTTTTGCATCAGCCTCGAGCTGGGCTTTACTGCTGACCCAAGACAGCGCCTTGGCTTCAACGCCGGCCACTCGACGGGACCAGCCCTTGCCGAAGGTGTTCCAGATCGCCAGCGAGCGAAGGAAGCTCATGCGCCGGCCGCACTGGCCCTTGATGACGACGCGAGGGTCCGACCGCCTGGCGGCCGTGACGGTTACGGGCCCGATGCGGCCATCCACACCCACGCCCAAGACGCGCTGCAAATCCCTGGACGAGCGCGACACCCCAGAATTGACGCCATAGTCCATGCTCGACAGATCGACGCCGGCGGGAAGGTCATCGCCCCGGATCGGCACCCAGTATTTGCCGTGGTAGATGTCGGCAATCTGGCTGTCGGTAAGGTTCTTGATTTCGAGGTGAGGGAAGGCGGCGGCCGAGATGCCCTTCTTGGTCCCTTTCAGCACCCCTGCCCCGCGCTTGCCCCCAGTCCAGTTGCCCGGGTCGCGAGGATCTGCGGTATAGCCACCCTCGTGCACAAGCACATCCGCCAGCGCAGGCTGGAAGTTGCCTTTGGCCATATCGGCCTCCTATCGATGTGTTGGAAAAGAAAGAGGCGGCCCAGAGGGACCGCCTGTCGTAGCCTTACGAACAGCAGACTTGCCTACGCGATGAAGACGCCTTGGCTAGTCCCGTTGTTCACTGACGCGTATCTCGAAAACGCGCGCGCCACCAGGTGGCGGGTCAATTTCCACTCTGGCGTACCGATGCTCTGTTGACGAGACCTGGAAACTCTTCACTTCACCCTGCTGCCAAACCAGGTCGCCACTCGAAAGTAGCGGCTTAAAGGACACGCCATCATCGGATACCAGTAGCCGGACCGACTCTGGGAATCCATCAGCCCCAACTGCCACTTCAAAACCATTGATCGTGATTGCCCGCCTATAATCGAGCGTAACGTGCACGGGGTCTGAGCCATCAATGAACCAGAACGAACCCGGTCCCACGGACCCGTCAAAGGCTTGCGCAACGCCCCAGCCTGAATGTTCCTCAGCCACGAACCAGAAATGAGATGGATCGCTCGTGCGGGACACCCGATCACCGCACGCATCTGTCTGCCGGTACCCGCCGAACCCGGCAGTCGCCATGCATATCTCGAATGCGTTTTCCGCGACGTCGTGAGATACGTTGCCGCTGGCGGCGAAGAGAATCCGTGCAGATAGGTGCTCTCGGCCTAAGTCTTTCAACACGCCCCGAGGGAGCCCATCAATGTACGCAACATTGGTCGCCATCAGCGCAAAATCACCATAGACGCCTGGCACGATCGTCGATCCGCGATCAGACTGTCTAACCATAATCGTGGCGCCTGCCTCGGCTTGGACCAGCTCGCTGCGCACAAAATCACGTTCAAGCTGCGCGTTGATAGTTGACGCCATGAGTGTGGACGAGGCAGCAACGGCAGCAAAGATGGACAGGCCGCCCAACACCAATTGCCCCTGCCTTCTTGAAGCCCACCCCCAAAACACTCCAAGCGACGATGCAGCCACGATGGCCGACGCGGCGTACATGTTTCGTGTCGTTGCGAAGCCGCCAGCGGACAGAAGGATGGGTGCTGCCGCCAGCGCCAAGCTCCCGATGACCACTGCTAGTGTTCGCCAGCGCGCAACATCAGTGCGTATTCGGACGGCCCACGTCGCAATCAGAAGCGCTACCGGGAGAAGCACAAGAGCTGCAGGTGACAACGGCCACCTGAACCATAGGGCTGTAACCTCCCAAGCGAAATCTGAAAGGGTGCCAAGACGCTCCCAGGGCGCCCCGACCGAAATGTCATAGGCGCCTCCTGGAACAACCCCAAAAGCAGCAAAGAGCAAGCTGTTGACCTTGGCGAAAACAAAATAGGCAACGCTGGCGATCGACAAAGCGAGGACTTCCGAGCGCCCCCTATGCCACGCCTCGTCGCGGTCGATAGCGGTGACCGAACGCCATGCGGTGAACGTTAGAAAGTGAAAAGCGTTGGGCGGATAGATAAGGAAACACACTCCAAGAATGCCATATCCGCTCCATCGCAGTCGACGCTTTCCCAACTCAGCCGAGTACGACTTCTCCACCAATAGTGCTGATACTGTGGCTAGGAGCACAGTGAGCGTGCCTGGCACGAGATTGGCCAACCAGAAAACGTAGACCAGCGATGCCGGCAAGAGGCACAGCAGCATGGCGACCCAAGGCGCTGCACTTGGCGCCTCCACCGACAGCCTCTTCCACGTCAGCAGAAAAACGCCCGCGAGCATTGCGAGGCTGAATGCGCGGCCGACAGAAAAGTCCGCGATGCTGTCAAAGAACGCAAACTGCAGGTTCAAAAGAATGGCGCCCAGCGGCCGCCCAATCTCGAAGAGGAACCGCGTCTCCGGGAAACAACAAAACCCGTCATAATTGAAGCGCGAGTAGTCATTGTGAGCGCCGTACTCGCTGGTGAGCACCGGCAGAAACGGCACTATCAGAACCAGCACTAGGAGACTGCCTCTCAACCACTTATTCAACTGCCGATCCTCACAAGTGTGCCGAAGGCGATCAGAACGAGTTGCAGCGGCAATGTCCCCAACAAGGCTCCAACAAGAAAAGGCGCAACACGGATCTTCGAAGTACCGAAGACGTAGCTAAGTGTGGACCCGGGCAACAGCGGGTTGAGGTGGGCTACCGCGGACGCCTTCCAGCCATATGTCTCGATTTGCCGAAGCATCGAGCCACGCTCCAGCGCAATCGGCGAGTCGCCCCAACGAAATCGCCTAGCCAGCCAGAAGGTTGTCATGGACGAAATAAGCGTGGACGCGGTGGCGAAAAACAGCCCTGCCGGCAGCCCCCACAGGACACCAAAAGCCAGCGTGATAAATGAGCTTGGCAAAGCAAGAACAGCACACACAACTTGCGCGGCCGTTAGTATTGCCGGCGCGGCGAGAGGATAGGATTCCGCAATCGCCAGAATGCTATTTCTCAGACCAGGGTTGAGAAGCCATACCGCGAGCAGAAGCGACCAAATGACTACGACGGCCAGGGCAGGTAAGATGGCCCTGTTCACTCGACGCGACCTGGGGAATTCTCGTGTACCTGATGCACAATATACCGCGGTCGCGCCTTCACCTCGATGTAGATCTTCGCGACGTAAAGGCCGATTATGCCAATGGCGATCAGGTTCGCACCGCCAAAGAAGGCAACGACGATAAGAACCAATGACACGCCTGGCGCCGCCACACCCAGCAACTTTGTGACCACGGCATAAAGACTAAGGCCAGCGGCGACCATCAGGGTGACCAACCCGAGATAGAACGCGGCATATAGAGGCGCTTCAGAAAACGAAGTGATCCCTCTTAAGAACTCGCGGACCGGCCCCTTGCTGAACAGGGGCATATGCGTTTCGCCAGCGAAGCGCGCCTCGCGCCGATAGTACACAAACTCCTGCTTGAGACCGATCCACACAGCGAGCCCACGCATGTATGGGTCTTGCTCGGGCATAGCGAGCAGCTGATCTACAGCCCGCCTAGACAACAGCTTAAAATCACCGGTGTTTTCTGGCAGCTGAACGCTCGTCGACAGACTGTTGATAATTCTGTACGCCATCTTGGTAATGGCCATTTTGGCTGCACTCTCACCATCGCGGTGAGTGCGGGTTGTGTGTACAACATCTGCCCCCTGGCGGTACTTCTCGACTAGCTGCGGAATCAGCTCCGGCGGATCCTGAAGGTCAGCGTCCAGATAGACGACGGCATCGCCTTTAGACTGCGCAAATCCTGCAAGCAAACATGGCCCAACTCCGAACCGTCGAGCCATCGAGACTATCTTGATTGGATTCTCTTGCTGCATGGTCTGCAGCAATCTGAAGGAGTTGTCAGTCGAGGCGTCATCTACAAAGATGAACTCGTACGTCAGGTCCTGGACTTGGCCGAGTGCAGCAACGCATCGCTTGACCAATTCGGGGATATTTTCCTCCTCGTTCCGGAACGAGAACACAAGCGAAAGTAACAAGATGACCCCCAGCAGCCACGGCATTTCATCACCGGGAACCCTTCTAGTAGTCCGATCGGAGTGTCAAGGCGCCGAACTTTGAGGTGTTCAGCGGTCAATGCCAGCGGAGGATGCAGTAGCGGTTGGAGTTGCTACTGTTGCGCTATCCGCGCTTGTGATATGAACAATCTCCAAAATCTTCCCCATTTCCACGGGCCGTGAATGATCGCACTACTCCAGAAAATGTTTCGCCCCTCCCCGGATTGGCGCGTGCACGTCCAGCGTACCTCCGACTCCGCAATCAAGTCTGAGATGGTGATGCGTCGATGGAACAACGGGGGCTGGGAGTATCGCAAACCCACGCCTCAAGAGCGCGCCAAGTGGGAAGCTGAAATGGACTATATGTGCGACACTGCCTGGTAGGCTCAAAGCACAGCTAGAATTGCATCGCGCCACATTGTTGCGACAGACGTTGCTCCAGACGCATTGAAATGCGTTCCGTCCGCCCGGTATGAATTGCCGAGAGTGTCGGTGTCTGGGCCGGCGAAGAAATCCACATCATCAATGACGTTTGCTTGGGCTGCTCGGACAGCTAGATAGTTTGGTGGGTACTCCCCTCCGCCCCATGTGGCTTTGGCGACAATTATGGGGCAGTCGACACCATAACCCCTCAGTGCATCCTTAAGCGCCTCTAGCGATGCTGCGTATGAAGCTTCTGTGGTGCTTGAACTGGCATCACTTTCACCTTGATGCCAAAGCACGGCGTCAGGTACCAGGCCAAGCGCCAAGGTTCGGAGGCAAGCCGCCTTGGCACGATGGTGCATGACACCACCCGGCGCCCAATCGGATGCAAAAGTACCGCCCACCGCCACAGGCACGTTGACCACGCGCTCCGCATGCTCCCCCGAAATGAGGAGGTCTGCCATTTGGGGCAAAACACTGTGCTGAGTACCGTTCGGCCCGAGCATCGGACCACTAACCGCGCGATAAAGGCCACCATCAAAAACGCTAAGATTCAGGTTTCCGTCCGCTCCAGTCGGACTATATGAGCCAAACACATAGTTTCCGATGTTGGACTGACCCATGCTCAAAACAGTGAGTGTGCTGGACGCGCTGTGCGCCGATTCCCTGACCCTGCCCGCCAAAGATGAGAATTCAGGCTCGTACGGTGCCGTAAGTGGTGTAATCCGGTAGGGGTCTGCCTTAGAAATCAAGATCGTCAATTGACTACGCTCGCAACCAGGCCAGAACGGAAGTTTGGCGCACCGCCTGCGTCCCCGTACCACGTTTGGGTATCCGCACCCCCGCCATACTCAAGCCAACGGATTTCGTGATAGCCGACACCTGGGGCCCCTTTGTAGAAGGCCGCCACTCCCACACCAGAAACAGTCGTGCTGGTCGCTTGCGAGAGGAGAATGGCGACATTGGAAGTGCTGCTGTCTACACCAACGCCGACTGACGGGAAGACAACACCGCCAGAAGTGGAGACGATGCAGTTTACGCACGCCTCTGCGATGCCGCCCCCCAGAGAGTTGATGAAAGAAACCTTGTTGTCGGCACTTCCATTGGCCTGGCGCCAAGCGCCGGTGGAATAGTTCCAGTTGTCCGTGGCCTCAGCCCGCTCCATGGCCCGCTGCGCGGGCATGTACGCGCTTGAGACGAAACGACGGAGCTTGCTGTCTTCTGTCTCACCGGCACCGACCGTTCTGAATGATCCGAGAAGGTTCGCCTGACGAGCCGGAACGACGTGTTCGGCGCCACCTGTGGCACGCAAGGTGATCGAGTTCTTGTTCACCATGCGGCCGTGAAACAACTCAACCTCCGTCGAGCCAGAGCCTGTGCCTCTGGAGGTGTCTGACCCAGCTACAGCGCCTGCGCCCCACTCGGGGCCAGTCCCGACGATTACCGCCCCCGCAACAACGGCTTCAAAGACATCATAGTTTTTGGCTGCAGGGTGATCGGTTGCATCCAGTGCGACCGAAAGCGCGTCACGGAGCCAAACAGCATCCCCCGTCCCATTGTAGATCGCGGTTGCGATATGACCGACTGGGACAATATGAACCGTCGTGGCGCCAACTATGTCGGATTCCGTAACAGCGACCCCTGCTGCCAGTGACAGTCGAACGGAAGGAATTACTGCGACGGAGCCTGCGCTGAACTCCTCGAAAGACAGCGCGCTCGAACCGATAGTTCCGCCGGAATTGGAAGTGCATCTCCATAGCGTATCGGCGTTCAAAGTGCCTTCGTTGACTGGAAAATAGGAGCCCGGAAAGTCTGCCCAGGCATCGAAATCGGGATGGCGCGAGGCTGATCCTGACACCGACGCGATATAAACGCCATTTTCCTCGGGAGCAGTCTGCGCCGTCAGCAGTACTAGGTCACCTCCGGACAGGGCGACACCATCAATCGTGTCTCCGGCTTCAAGGTCAGTCGAGATGGTAACGTTGGACGTTGCCACGACTCGACAGGCGATTCCCTTGAGCCCTCCACCTGGTGCTCCAGTAGCCCCGGTGGCCCCTGTGTCTCCGGTCGCACCGGTGGCCCCGGTGGCACCCTTAGGACCGGTATAAAGCGCTACCACCTGCCAGTCCGGCCCTGCGATAAGCTCCACCACACCAGACCGTCCGGAATAGGCTCCGAAGTCGGTTTGCAGGTCGGTCACGAACACCAAATATCCAGCAGCCTCGCCTTCCAACGCGGTCAGTTCGGATGGATCGGCAACCGTGGCATCTGTGATATATCCATCACCGGCATCACCAGTGCGCGCAAACGCCACCATGAGCTCGTCATCGGCCGCAAAGCTGCCAGAGCCGCCAATGTGCGTCAGGGTGAGCTTTCGGTAGCCGGTGCCGTCCACAACCGATCCTGTGACCGCATAGGCCCGGAATGTCGAAGGGGCAGTGATAGAGCTCAGCCACAGCTTGCCCTTGGCCAGCGAAGTGCTGTCACCCCAGCTATCGAGTTCGCCTGCCACCGACGCGCCGTTGGCATCGAGCACATCGATATAGGCCGCCGTCGCCAAGGTCGGGTCCGCATTGTTGAGACGGATATAGCCAGCGCCCGGATCGGCATCAGTCGTCGTGTCGCTAAACCGGAAGAACCTGCCCTGGCCGTTCGCCCGCACCACGCTCAACTGTTCCAGCAGCCGACGGGTCTGGGCAGTGCTGCGCTCAATGATGCCGACGAACCGGATCTCATAGGCGTCGTCAGTGATTGTGGTGCCGGGCCAGCCAACGGCCAGCTCCAGTTCACCATCATCAGTCACGGATGCAATGCGCTGCGGAGGGACAAGCGGCTGAGCAGGATCGCAGAATAGATCGCCCGCCATGATCGCGTCATCACCCCAGAGGGTGCTGGAGCCAGTCACAGTGGTTTCGCCGTTCGTGACCGATACGGTCCCGGACGTGTAGATAACGGGGAGTGCCATCTATGTACCTATGGAATTAGCTGCGGCGCCCGAAGCGCCCTTTGACAGTGATCGCGTACCGGGTCGCGTAGTTGGTGGGATCGGTGTAGCTGACCTGCTCGGGGAACCCGTATCGGACCTGGGAAACCCAAAAAGCGGCATTGGCAAATGGCCCCCCAGGAAAAGGGTTCGATTGCCCCTCATTGACGTAATACGGAGCAGTGTCTGTCCACCACACCGGCAGGGCTGCGCCGCCTACAGCAATGTTCTCGGCCCCACTGGTGACGTTATCGGGCGAGATAGCCGATGACGGCAGTGCGGGCGGCATGGTTCCGATCTGCCGAAAGTTCCCCGCCGCCGGCCCTACACTGTGCTGCAATCGAGCAACGAGGTTCCCACCTTGGACGTCAATGGTCATAGCGCGGGCGATGCCAGCCGCCGCTTCAATAATCATGCTCCCGCCATCCGTGGGCATGTCGACACCCTGCGGAATAACCGGTGAGATGTTTTGAGTGAGCCAGGTATGCGACGGAGCAATGGTCCGCGTCATGGAAACGCGGCCGACGAATAGGTCGGCACCGGCAGGAGCTGCGCCTAGAACGACAGTGTTTGCCCACTCTTGCGGCAGCGCCCCCACCACGCTCCGTGCGATGCGGATAGCAAAGTAGTTGTCACCAGGCGCACGCTGAATTTGATATTGGAATTGATAGAGCTGAGATTTGTTGGCGTTTGGGAAGTCGATGTTCGCCGTGAAGGTCTGCTCGTCGGTCAGGAACTGAAGCAGAGTGCCATCAGTCGTGGCAACGGTCCTGCCATCATACTTGACGATGAACTGTCCATTTTCGATCGACCATCCACTCATGGCGCCTGCACCTGAATGACGGGCTCTCCGGTGAAACTGCCGTTATAGTCACCAGTCGGGCCAGCCTGAGAGCCATACCCACCGAAAGACACGGCGAACGAGCTCGGCACGATGTCCCGGATAGCCCCGCTGGCCGAGACTGATCGGAATGTTCCATTCGCCAGATCTACCGTCTTGCCGGTTGGTAGGGCGAAGGGCGACCCGCCCGCCACGATCTGGAGGTATTTGCGGTCAGAGCTGAACTTTTCCAGCGCCATCTTCACGATGTTGGTGTCGGGGTCGAAGTCGAACAACGCATCTCCAGTGGGCGCTGGCGGGGCCTTCAGGATCAGAAGCGAATAGTCGATGCTGATTGCGCCCAGGGCGGCACTGGTTTGCATCGCAAACTCGTAGGCCCTGATTTCCGTCGTGGTGGCATAGAACGTCACGAACCGGCAGCGGCCATCCCCAAGATCGAACTGCACCGGATAACCGGGGCTCATGATGTCCGAACCCACCACAGCGAGGAAGTCAGGCACATACCCCAGGCCGTGGGTGTGGACCGCATAGTCTGTCGCATAGCCGCCATAGCTCACGCCAGTGGTCAGTTGCCCTACGGCACCTCCAGAGGCCGGATTGGCCGGCACGGTCCCGTGATTGATCGTAATGTCTATCGGCCCGACCGCTTCCATCGGGTCGTAATCCGAGTGGTAGTACAGGTATTGTAGATTGTTGGCCGGATCGTTGAGGGGCGCATTGCAGAGCGCTGCCGGATCGTCGGGGTCCCCGATATCCGTGGGCACTTCATAGATGGCAACGCGCCCGCTCTGTGGGTCGCGAAAGTGACGAATGGTCATAGGGCGTCGGTTCTTTCCGCACCCGTTACCCAGTTGATCATCTTGGCGCCGTTGGCCGACCTCTGGACTCCATCTTCGTCAAACGAGACCAACGGAACACCTTCCGAGGTGTAGTAGACAAACTGCCCAGCCATCACGCCGATGCGGGTCGGCTGCTCTTCGTCTTCGGGAACGTCGATGAAGAATGTGGCCTGCCGATCTGTCCCATCCGTCGCAAAAGCCTGAATGACGTAGCGAGCGGAAATGCCCTCAGGAGAAGCCGCAGTTTGCCAACGAATGTTGATCTCGGCCGTGCTTCCTCCCATGGCCGCACGCAGCGACTGGATGGCCAATGCCATGGCGCTGTTCCCCTCAGGGTTCAGAGCCACCTCGATCACTTCATCAAAACTCGCGACCAAGTCGCCAATCTGCTTGCTGACAGATCGATAGAGTGTGTCACGTTCCGTGAAGTTTTCCCGGTCGGATTCCTCCAGGAGCGTTCCGAGCTGCTTGAACTGCTCGATCAACTGACGGGGCTTGATACCCATCTGGTCGAGCACGTCGCGGGCAATGGCACCAAGCTCGATCATGCTCGACGGCAGTTTGACGTTTGCGATGGTCACCGGCATCCATGCGCTTGCAACCATCTCTCTGCCAGAGCCAGAGATGTACTCAAGCTGAACCTCAATGGCAGTGTTCGACAGCAACAGCGGGACGGGAACGCGAGCAGCGCCTAGCAGTAAGTCAGGCTTGGGGACAGGGATGGTGACCCGAGAGCCATCATCGTCGGGCAGCCGATACGTGATCCGCACGAAGGTGACATCGACTGCTACCGAAGCCGAGGACCAGAATGCATCAAAAGCCAGTTCGCCCGGCACAGGAGCCACAGACGGCGCTGACACCTCCTGCGGTGCCGGCCGGTTGGTCACCACAGGCGCAAAGCTCAGCGGCTGTTCATCGGTCTCCGGATCCCAGTCATGGTCAGCAGGATCAATCTCCTGCAGGCCTAGGATCACATTGCCGAAGGGCTCGACCGTCCGGGCCGTGATCAGGAATAGCTTGGCCGAATAGTCGAACCGATCCGAAGTCCACGCCAGAACCTGCAATGGCCGGAACTGGGCGAACTCAGGCGGCAGGGCCACGACATGAGTGCGAAAGCGCCTGCCTTCCTCGATGACGGCCTTGATGATCCGCTGCGCCTGAGTGCCAGAGAAGGTGGTGCCCAGGTCCAGGCCCTCGATCTGCTGGCGCCCGTCATCCTCGGCCTCAAAATCGCCGCGCAGGTATGGCGCGGTTTCCTTGTCCTCCCAGGCCTGGAGCGGCTCGCGATAGGTCGCCGTCGCGCCATTGATGATGCCATCTAGGTTCGGGAACGGGATCGAGCCCAACGGCTCAGTCGCCAGCACATCAGCATCGCTGAACGCGCCATCGGCCTCATCAGGGACACCGACCAGAGGATAGACCGTGCCATCGGCGCAATGCGTGATGCGGCCATTGCAGCCGATCAGCAGTTCCTTGATGACATCGCCGGGACGCTCATTGAGCGCGATGCGGCGACCGGCGCGGAAGCGCTTTTCGGAGCCGCCAGCGTCCAGGGTGATCGTCTCGTCGCATGCGTCCATCGCGGCCGCCCAGGCATCATATGGCAGTTCCGCAGCGGTCTTCTTGCCACCCCAGACATGAGCGCCATCGTAATAGATGCCGCGCTCAATGTTGTAGATGATGACCATGTTGTTGTCGGAGAACGCCCAGGTGCTGGGATCGTCCCAACGCTGGGAGCCGCTGCCGCCGGCCGTCGTATCGAGGCGCGGGTCATAGAGCTTGATCCCCTGGAACTCGCCCACAATCGACGGGATGCTGGTCCACTTCGTTTCATCCCACAGAGCCGTGGTGATGAGATACGGGACGCCGACACCCACCATGTCGGAAGTCCATGACCGATCGCCATCCGAGCCGAACTTGCCGGTCAGGTAGGAGCTGGCCACCGTCTGGGTGCCGTCGAAGAACTCGGCCCAGAACACACCGGCTTTGTCGCCCGTCGCCGGATAGCCCTGCGTGACATGCCCAGAGCCTGAGATCGGCTCTTCAACACCGTTGATGTAAATCTTCGTCAGGGCCGTAATCGGCAGGTCGCCAAAGGATCGGACACTAGTCAGATAGGCGTTGGGCACCTCTCCGGCGCTGCCCCATGCGTTCTGGTATTCAAGCTTGCCCGCCTCGCCAACGGTGCCAACAAGGAAGTATTGTGGAACCTTGCCGCCGATCTGGGCGGAACCGCGCGTGCCGGTGCGGCGCTGCTGTTCTGTCTGCTGGGGGGCGAACGCCTGTTGCAGCAGCGTCGACGCGACCGAAAGCAGGACGCCGACGATGATCTGAATAAGGAAGTTCATTAGTCAGCCTTGTTCTGGCCCCACCATGTTTCCACGGTGGCAGCGCTATCACCCCAACGGCGGAACCGGTCACCAGCGCGCCGCTTCTGCTGCTCGTCGGATTCCATCGCTGGATTGGTTTTCGTCAGATCGATCGCGCTGTTGACGACTTCGAGGGACAAGCCCCCTTCCCCACCCGCTGCGGCATCATCAACCGTGGCGCCGTCCACGCGGCCCGAAAACATCAGAGTCGGCGTGGACACCAGGTTCCAGGTTGCCGGATCGAAGAATGCGCGGTGCATCTCGACCCGGGCCACGCGAACATTGCTGCCATAGACCATGTCCATGGGGCTGCCAGCAGCCTGGCTGATATGGTCCATCCCGACGGAAATGGACCGGGCCTCGACCCCAATGGCATCCACGATGGCCGGGACATCGAGCAGAGTACCACCGCCAACCGCATCGCGGCTCACTGGCGTCGTTTCGCCAGCCGGGACGACGTTGATCGCGATATTGTCTTCACCGGTCCAGTAGACGAACTCTGCAGCAGACCCGCCGCTGGTCTTGCCCTTAACGGTCAGGATTTCGCGCAGGACGATCTGGCCGCTTTCGAGAGCGGCGACCGTATCGACATCATAGGACATGGATCACGCCGAATAGGTTTGCTCTGCCGAGAGCTTGAAGGTCGAATGCACTGGGCTAATGCTGGACGGATAGGCGGAGCCCGGAACCAGGCGGAACTTCGCAACAGGCTTCTTTAGGTTCACATCGGGCGTGCCGCTGATGCCTGCTGGGAGAGGTGGCCAGATTTCAACTGCTGAAACCGCACCAGAGCCATTGGCGGTGCGGGCTTCGCAGAACTGGCCGAGATAGTAGCGCGAAGTGTCGAACACGATGCCGAAATAGGTGCCCAGTGGCACAACATAGTCAGCCGGGAAACCGGTGAAGGCCACATGAAGCCGATCGGTGATCGTGCCCAGTTTTGGAACCGTCGAGCCCATGATCGAACCATCCGGGTCACTGCTCGGATAGGGCATCTTCGTGTTGTAGAGCAGAAAGGTCTTGAGCCCTCCTGCTCTTGAGTTGGCCAAAGCCATCAACGCCTCGGCTTCGGCGTGATCCATCGGCGGCGTCGTCAGTTCAGCAGTCCAGAGCGACGGCGCCCGGTCGCCATAGCGGGTTTCCCCGCCCCCAGTTGCCGAGCGCTGTTGCTGCCAGCCCTGCATAAACGTCAAACTGGAAACCCGGATCAAATCCGCAAAGGACGCAATGGGGAGGTTATCAGCCAGCGCCATTACGAAGACCTCCGCATGGGATTTCTCTGGTATCGCTCCATGGCCGCGGGGAAATGGCGGTTAAGCTCAGCAAGAAATCCCCTTGCGCCGGCCGCCCCCTCCTTTTCGGAGTTTGCATTGACCGTAACGCTCTCGATGGTAATGCCGCCACCTAGCGCTTCGTTCGGGATGACCTGAGAGCCGCGCGGCAAGTTCACCAGCTCCGGCCCACGTTCTCCGACCATGGCAAGACCGCCAGGCGCGAAGTTTGTGCCATTGGCAAATCCGGGAATGCCGTTGAAACCGAGCTTCAACCCGCCGCCACCAAACATCCCGCCGAAGATGTTCCCCAGGCCTCCGCCGCCGCCGAAGATACCACCCACCAAAGCCTGAAAGCCTTGGTTGATAAGCATCTGGCCGAGAGACTTGAGCAGATCGCCAACGGCCTGGACCGCAGTCTTTGAGCCATCCACCACGCTACTGAATACATCGGCCAACCCTGAGGAAAGAGTCGTGGCCAGCTGATTGCCTGAAATCTCCGCCTGCTGAAACGCATCCTGCGCCTGCATGACGGCCCGATTATAGGTGTCCTGATCGATGGCGCCCTGCTGCAGCAGTTTGTTCAGACGTTCGAGCTCGATCTTGTAGGCTTCTGCCGGTGTGCGAGTAGCTGTGAACACAGCCTGGCCATCAGCCATGGCCCGCTTGAGGGCGTCGACGCCAGACTTTGCGCCAGCAGCTCCAGTCTGTATGGTCTCGAATGTCTCCTCGAGACCGGATCCGAAAGGCTCTGTTGTGGGCGCATTGGAAGGTTGCTGGTAAATTCCTCGATAAAGGCTCCCAACATCAACACCAGTATTCCCGGCATTTAGTTGCTCGGTCAGCCGCTTCCGGGCATCGATGGTGCCCTTCATGGTGTCCCATTGGCTCGGCTCCATCTTGTTGCCGAACATGTCATGGGTACTCGCCCAGGCCATTGCCTCGCGCAGACTATTGAACGCGCCAACGACTGCATTGACCGCCTCAACGGCCAGCGCCATGCCGTCCACGATTGCCGTGCTGATTTGTTGAGCGTTTGCCGCAAACTCCGGACTGGCCAGAAGATCGCCGAGCCGATTGAGAGACGGCAGAACCGCCTCCATGATCTTGTTGACGACGCCCCCCATCACAGTTTGAACCCGGGTCAGGCTATCGTTGAACTGCTCGGCGGCGCGACCAGTATTGGTGCTGATGGTGTTGCCGAGCTGGTCGCTTTCAGCGGCCATATCTGCCAGGCCCTGCTTGCCCGAATTGAGCAGCGGGATCATATCCGCACCAGCGCGCCCCAGTAACTGCATTGCCAACGCGGTCTTTTCCGCACTGTCCGGCATCCGGCTAAACCGGTCGGCAATTTCGGCAAACACCTCATCGGAGGAACGGAGCTTGCCCTCGGTATCGACCACCGCAATGCCTAGGGCGTCGAAGGCGGTCTTGGCCTGGGCCCCTACCCCATTCGACACGTCCAACATATTGCGGGAAAGACGCTGAAGGCCGGTAGATAGCTGGCTTAGGCTAACGTCGGAAAGCTTCGCCGCCCATTCGAGACGGGACAGCGCCTCTGTCGTGGTGCCGATGCGCTGAGCGGTCTTGCTCAGGTCGTCGGCACGATCGATGGCACCCTTCACCGCGACGGACAGCGCCGCGCCAGCAGCCGTTGCAGCAGCCGCCACAACTGCAAAGCCAATCTTGGCCGCCTTGCTGAACTTGGACAGTCCGCTGCTGGCCTTGGCCAAGCCAGTACTGAACTCTGCCGAATCCAGCCCGAGCATCACATGCAGGGCGCCAATTCTCGCGGCTCCGGCCATGGCCTACCTCGTCGTTGCTGCTGTCCACTGGCGCGCGATCGCGAGCTGTTCTTCCCAAGGCTGTCGCCGGCGCTTGGCCGGGGCATCCTTGATCAGTAGCTTTTCCAGTTTCGGGGGCTTCTTCATGAGAGGGATGACCGCCGTGTAATAGGCTTGCGTCATCCGCTCGTTGTGTTCGCGGTTCATCCGCTTGCTGGACGCCTTGAACCGCTCATTGAGCTGTCGAGGGGTCAGGCTCCAGAAGCCGTCCGGGTCGTAGTGGCCCAGCGCGGCATACTCGATGCTTAGGCTTTGCCAGTCCCAGCCCGACTGGCCTTCCGAGGGTTTCGCTTGCGCCCGCCCTCATTGCTCGGGAATGCTGCCTGAAGAGCTTCGCCGACAGCGCCCATGATGGCAGGGAACCCGGCCTCGGCCATGATTTCGCCGGCGTCTTCCAATGCGGTGCCCTTGTGGTGCCCCTGGAGCGCAGCCCAAAAGGCCGCGCGCCATACCCACAGCTTGGGATTGTCGCCGTCACTGAGAATGGCGGAGATCTCGTTCACGCCCTTGTCGAGCAGGGTTTCAAGCTGGGCAATCTCGTTGATGGACATGCGCAGAACATAGGTGCGCTCACCAACAACGAGATCAACTTCGCCACGATGTGGATTGGCCATGATTTACTCCGCCAGGACCGCAACAGTTTCAGGGCTAGTGGCCTGAGCCGATCCCTCACTGTTTGTGGCCGTGATGGTGACGGTGAGATTGTCCCCAACGTCGCCCACGACCGGCACATAGGTCTGGCCGGTGGCGCCGGAGATCGGGGCTCCCTCGTTGTTCCACTGATAGGTGAACGCGGGCCCGCCGCTCCACTGGCCAGGATATGCGGTGAGCGTTTCGCCCTGCTGGACAGTGCCGGAAATGGCGGGCCCAACAATAACGGCAGGAATGGCAGCAGCCTCGACAACCGTAGAGCCGGTCACCTTGAAGGTCACCTCGGCAGTCATTTTGTCATCGGCGGGCACGGCCGGATTGTAGCCGGTCAAGAACCCATCGAATTTCCACACCGAAGCGTTGGGATAGGTGATGCGGCAAATGACGCGCTCGCCCGTCGCTCGGATCTCGCGAATGGTCGTGTCCGCAGCGGATCCGGGAACGAAGTTCTGGCTGAACGACGCATCGCCCGGATCGGTCAGGCCAGCGATGAATTCGCGGGTCCGGTTGGGGCTGGCCATGTGGGTGGCGTCGATGACATCGATCGCCGCGCTCGGCGGCGTGATGTCGAATACTTCGCCCAGGGAAAGCCAGGTGTCGCCGTCGTCACGCGAAATGTCGAACAGCGAGCCGTAGCCAATGGATGCCTCGGTGGCGGCCATGGTTCATTCTCCAGTGATGTCAAGAAAAGCGCCCGCCCACGGCGCGGAGGATGGGCGCTAGATCAGGACGCGAGGCCCCAATGAATTATGAAGTCTCGGCTGTCCGTAAACCAGGAGTGGCTATCGACCTTGCCGAAACTGGTCCGCTGGTTCACCTGGAAGCAGCCTTGAAACTGGTAGCCCTGATAGACGCCGCGGAAGCCCGAAAGGCGGTCGCACAGAGCCTCGGCAATCGCCCTGGCCTTAGCCGCCGTGCCATCACGGCAATCAAACTGGACCCGAGACAGGTGCAGACCGGAGGCGCCCTGCATGTGATAGTCGGGAATGCCGGTGACCAACGTCATGGCAATTTGCCCCAACGGCTGACCTTGGGGCAGCGTATCCCACTGGACGCGGTTGCCAACCAGGGCAGCGAGCGGAGAATACGCCAGCAATAGACCGGCAAGCTTGGTCTGCATTATTTCGCCCTCGCCGCTTTCCGTGCTGCTGCCTTGGCACCTTTTTCAATGCCTACCCAGAGCTCATCACCAATGCGCTTCAGAACGTCGTCTTTCGTCTCGTCAAAGGCCGGCCGGGCAAACGGCTGAGGTGGATGGTTCTCATTGCCGAATTCCTGCTGGACCGCCGCCGGCCGTGCATCGGGCCCTACATAGCGCTCCTGCTCTGCAACCTTCCGGTGCGTCTTCTTCACCGATGGGGCCAGGACGCCAGACACATCAATGCTTTCCCGAAGCCCACCTTCATCGACGGGGGCCTTCGAGCGCATCGACTTCGCCATGATCTCTCCGGCCTCGTCCAATGCCTTGCGGCCAATGCTGCGGCGCTTGGTTGGCGTGAACTGCGACAGCGCCGCATCGAGTTGGCGACCGCCGACGAAGTCGACTTTCACCTTCATGTGTCGGCACGCCGCGAGGCGTCGATGCGGAGACCTTCCCGCCTGCTTATTTCAGCTACAGCGGCAATGTCATACACCTGTCCCTGATACTGCAGCCGGTCCTTGGGATTGATGGTCGAAACAGAAGTTGACCAGCGCACCTCAAACACATCGGTTGCTGTTGCATTGACCTCGGCACTGGCCAGAGTTTCCCGAGCAGATGCCCGGCGCCAAGATGCCCAGACAGGAGAAGCATCCGGCGTCCATGCCTCTACTGGTTCATTGTCTGAATTGTAGGTCAGGCTGTAGCGCAGGAAGGTGATGCGCCGGTCGAGCTTGCCCGCTTCCATCAGAACAGCACCCGGCGATACGGCGCCACCAGCGCGTCAATTGCGCCCATCGGGATGGGGCCCGCCTCCTTGCCCAGCCGGAATGCATCATACATCAGCCGAACATGGATAAGGATTGCAGCCTTGATCGCTGGAGGGACATTGCTAATCGCAGGCACAGCAGGCGTTTCACCGTCTTCTGGCACTGCTGGCGTCGTGGCGTAGCCAGCAAGATAGGTCACCGATACCGGCTTGGTTTCGTTCAGGTCAGAGGGGACAGTGAAGTCTGATTTGAATTCAACGTAGGGGCCCAGATCATCAACCAGGAGCGTGTAGTCATTGCTCGACACAGTTGAGATTTGGCCTGCGGCATTGCGCGAAGTGATGCTGGTAATGGAGATCACCGGGGCCAGCGCGATCCGAAAGCATTCAGCAAACCCGTCGAAGTCCTGGCGCCACGTCTGCTCGACCAACGCCCGACCTAGAATGCCAGTCCAACCATCAAGGTGATCGACAGCCGCAGCAATGAACCCCGTGATCATGTCGTCATGCTCGTTGTGGTCGACGGCAAGCTGAACTTTCGCCTCGGCAAGAGACACCGGCGTCATATCGGGAGCAGTGACCAGGACAGGACGGTGCATATCTCGCTCCAAATCGTGAAATGGCCGGGCTTCTTCGCCCGGCCATTGAGGTTGTAAGACGTCGGCCTTAGTTGGCGACGAACGCGGAATCCGACACGGTAGCGCCCTGCACCGCCGGCTTCTGGCGCGGGGTCAGGAGAGCGATGACGGCGCCATAGGCAATGTTCGCAGTGGCCGATGTCCGAACCGCCTGCACATACCGCTTGGCGGGGTGGTAGACTTCCGAGATCAGCGCGGTGTCATTGACGTCGTCATTGACGGCACAAGTAACAGTCGCGGCGGAGTCGGTGACGGCGGCCATACCGCTGTCGCTATCGGCGTCGTTTTCCTCAATGGTGAGGGTGGCAACACCGGTTGCAACGCTGTCGGCGATGGGTGCGATGAACTGGACCGATTCATATTCGGCCATGTCGATGCGCGAAGAGTTGTTGTCGATGGTGGAACCGGCCGCAACCGGCGAACCCACCACGCGGACCTCAACATTATTCAGAAGACCGTGCATGGTCTTATCCTTTCAGATCAATGGAGGGAGAAAGGCGGGCCGAAGCCCGCCCGGCCGGATTAGCTGGAGAAGCGCAGGAACTTGACGGCTTCGAAGTTGACGGCGCCACCACCCACGCGGCGCGTGGTGTAGAACAGCACAAAGCCCTTCTGGGTCAGCGGGTCGCGCAGGACGCGAATGCCAGTGCGGTCCACGATGGTGTAGGCCTCGCGGAAATCACCAAAAGCAATGGACTTCTTGGCGGTATCGATCGCCTCGACGTCCTCGCCCTCGGCAACGGGATAGCCGAGCAGCAGACCGCCCTGGCGCGCCTCGAAGTTGGGCTGCCAGAGATAGTTTCCGTCACCGTCCTTGAGCTTGCGGACCTCGGCCAGCGTGCCACGGGACATGAGCCAGTTGGCATTGTTGCGGTATGCGGCCTTGAGCTTGAAGACCAGGTCAATGAGCTTGTCCGATCCGGCAGGTGCCGCGCCGAAGCCGCCGTTGGTGCCAGTGTTCAGATGCTCGAACTTGCCCCACGGACGCGTGGCATCGGCAGTTGCCACGCTCTCATATGCCCAGAGCCCCTTGGGCTGCAGGATACCGGTGCCGTTGACGAAAGCCGCATTCTCGGTGCGGGTGAACTTGTCCGAGGTCTTACCAGCCAGCCAGCTTTCGATGTCGAACATCGAGTCATCGAGCAGCTTCTGGGTGGTCTTGGGCATCGCGTACATCTCGTGCACGGGAATTTCCCACTTGCCCAGGCCGGGCGTACCGGTTTCGGAGCGGGTCTGCTTTTCGCCCACCCAGCCGGCAGAGCCTTCGTCCAGGTCGTTGAAACCTTCCATCTTGTCGGTGCCGATGGTGACCACGGTCGCCAACTGCCGCATGGGGGAAGTTTCATAGACCCGCTGGACGATGCGGTCGGACATTGCCGGCGTGACGGTATAGCCACCATCCGGATCCGAGCCGACCGACATGGCCGCCTTGACTGCCTGGGGGGCAGCATCGCCGCGGCGCATGTAGACGTTCAGGCCCTCGGTGTAGGCCTTGAAGTCCTCCATGGACACTTCATTGCCGGTCTGGGCCTGGAACTTGGCAAGGGCCTCAGCCGCCTTGTCATCGCCGCCACCATTCAGACCGCGCGATGCAGCCTTGGTTGCGACCTCGGTAAGCTGTGCCTGAAGATCGCTGATTTCAGCATTGATCTTGTCGACCTTCTCGGCCTGGACCACATCGCCCATACCCTTTTCGAGGGCGGCAATACGATCGTCATTGGCCTGCTTAAAGGCTTCGAAGGCGACATTGATCTTGTCGACAAGGGCCTTGGTGTCGCCGCCGCCAGCATCTGCACGCACAGCGACGAGCCCGCGCGCCTGGCGCAGGTTGATATGTTTGGTCATGGTCTGTCCTTCCTTAGGCAGAGACCGTTTTGAGGAGAGCCGCTAGAGGTGCGGCCAGTTCGTCGCCAGCGTCACGCGTGGCAGGGTCTGGGTGGCCGTCGCGGCCGCCCTTGAGTTGAGCCACAAGGCGCTTGCGGTCCTTGCTGCTCGAAATGCCGCCGCGCTTCATCGCCATCTCGGCGCGCCGCTCGGCCAGCATGTTCTTGGTCTGCTCGCCCTCGCTTTCAGAGAGCATTGATGTCGGAAGGAGGCGGTCAGCCAGTCCAGCGTCGATGGCCTGGGGGCCATTGAACCAGGTCTCGGCATCCATCCACTGCGCCGCCTCGGCCTTTTCGACGCGGGCCCGGGTGGCATAGAGCCCCGCCATGGCATCATCGAAGGGCTCAAGGGTATCGGCAGCTTCTCGGAAGTCATGCCGGTTGCCTACGGCAATCGCCCAGGCATTGTGGACCATCAAGAACCCGATTTCCGAGATCTCGATTTCATCCCCTGCCATTGCGATTACCGATGCCGCCGAAGCGGCCAGGCCCATCACCTTGACGGTGACCTTGCCCGGATGCTCGCGCAAAAGGTTGTAGATCGCGATGCCCTCGAAGAAATCGCCCCCAGGCGAATTCACGTTCACCGTGACGTCCTGGGCGCCGATCTTGCGAAGAGCAGCGGCGGCACGCTTCGATGTGAAACCCTCGCCGGTCCAGAAGTCCTCACCGATCACGTCATAGATCGAGATGACAGTGTCATCGCCCTCTACTGCTGAACGAACTTCCGGCCGCCAGCGCTTCATGGTCGAATCGGTCGAGGCAAAGTCGAACTCCGACAGCCCCTCAAAAGCTTTAATCTCTGGGAGTTTGCGGACGCTCATCACCTTCTCCTTCCGGTGCGCCAGCTTGTCCGCCGGCGGTGTTCGGGGGTTCTGCGTATTCGTCCCCGCCGTCGTCGGTGCGGGGGTTCATGTCTTCGAGGGCACGGATTTCGTTCGGGTTCAGCCATCCCCACTGGCGGGCTGCGATGTAGTAGGCGGTGCGGGTCTTCACGTCGCCGCGCATCAGTCCCTGGGTGTAGAACCGGGCATCGAGGGTTTCCCACTCACGCTCGGCGATGAGGTCGCGCTTAATCGCTTCTTCCCAGGAGCGCAGCCAGTCGTTGAGGGTATAGGTGACGAACCCAATGCCCTGCTGTTCAATGCCCGAACCCCAGCTCGTCTGCTTTTCCGTGGCGCCCAGCATGTGAGGCGGGACGCCGAAGAACATCGCGATGTCGTATCGCTGGAAATCACGCTGCTCGAGGAACTGGAGGTCTCGGGCCGACATCGACACCGATTCCCACTCCATCCCCTCTTCGAGAATGCGAGTAGCACCGGCCGAACCGCTTCCGCCCGTCTCGGACAGGGACGTTTTCAGCCGCCCATATGCCTCTGGGCTCAGCTTATTCTTGTGTTTCAGGACACCACTGACGAACTGACCATTCTTCATCAAGGAGGCGCCGGCCTGTTCTGACCGGATCGCCAAGCCCAGGCTCTCGCGCATGTGAGAGAGAACCGACAGACCGGTCACGCCGTCGAGGGACATGCCGCGAAGGTGGAAGATTTCTGCTGAACTATAGTACTCGTACCGGCCGCCCTTGAGGGTCACCCGATAGCGCATGGTCATGTCATCGAGCTGCTCTGGCAGCACCCGGTCTGGGTGGAGCGGAACCAACGCGATAACCTCGCCGCCCAGCGTAATTTTCAGGGCGTAGGCATTTCCCCGAAGCATCAGATGCGCCTGCATCATTCGCCGGAACTCTGACGGCGTCTGCCACTGGTTTGGTTTGACCGTCAGCACCTTGCGCAACTTATGGCCGACAGCAGGCTCTCGGACGCCCTCGGAAATGCGCCTGATCAGGTCCATAGGCAGTGTGCCCACGGTGCCCGAAATAATGTTCACACACCGCCACGCCGCCGCCACACGCATGGCGGAACTCTCGTTGACCGACACGCCGGAGCCCGTTTCCATCGAGCCGCCGATGCGCAGAAATTCGCGGATCTGATCCGGCGACATATTGGTCAGGTCAAACGAGGTCGATGCCTGCGGCTTTCCCACTAGGGCGCCAAGCAGATTTGACAGGTAGCTCATCTGCTCTCCTAGACAGTCAGGATGCCGCGTTCTTCATAGACGGACGGGCCTTCGGCCGCCGGATTCCGCGCCATCAGCGTCACGGCATTGAACATTGCCATTGCCGGGTCGATCTTGGCGTCACCGGCAGATTGCTTGGTTGCTCGAATGCCTGTGGCCGTAGGTTCGATCTTCAGGTTCGGAACGCACCACTGCATGAGCGGGCCGCCGCAATGCTTCAGAAGCCCGGATGCAAGGCGCCGCTCAGCGCCCTTGATGCTGGACATCATCCAGCCGCCCTGAGGCGCCGCGACCAGAAGCTTTGCCTCCTGGGTGACGCCGATCTCATCGAGGGCATCTTCCATTTCGCCAAGGCCGGAGGCGTCAACTGCCACGCCGCCCAGCAATCCCATGTCCTTGATCCGGGTGATGTGCTCGATGATAGAGGCCACATCGCCCAGCGGGTTGTTCAGAATGGTCAGCTCGCCGGCGGCCTCGATGGCTCGAAGCCGGGTCGCAATCGATTTGCGCCGGTCGAGAACTCCGCTATGGCACCATGCGTGCGACCAGGAGAGCCACCGCTTCATGCGCCGGAGCGTCTTTTCTCCATTGATCTCGAATTCGACTTCAATCTCCGTCGGCTCGCGACCAAGGACATTGAATCCGAACAGGTCATCCAGGCCGCCGCCGTCAATTCCGACCACCGCCACTTCAGAGCGCTCTAGGAGCCGCGCCAGAGCCTCGAAATGCTCCATGCCGGCCAACTCGCGATCGGTCGCCGCATCCCAATGGTCGGCGCCGGGCCAACGATTGGCGCGGAGGTTTAGGCCGATCTCGATGTTCAGGTGCTTAGCGAGGAAGGTGGCAATCGTCGTGCGGTCGCCAGCCATTTCCTTGCGAAGCTCGTCCTCGATCCACTCCTGGCTGACAGATCGCCCGATATTGGGATTTGTCACATAGAAATTCGCCGGATCCTCATAGGCCTTGGCTTCAACCATGGCTTGAGGAAACTCATAGATGACCGGCAGGAACTTCCGATCCTCGACCTGGCCGTCTCGCACTTGCCGGGCATAATCCAGCTTTGCTTTGAACACGCCAGCCGGCGGCTCATCGCTCTGGGTCGAGAGGTAAATGACGAAACCTTCAGGCCTCGACACCAGGCCGCCGGTCGCCTCGCGAAGCATTGCATCGGCATGCGGCCGCTTTCCGAACACCCAGAGCTCATCGATCAGGATCCGGCCGGACTTCTTGCCCGATACCGTGTCGGTGTCAGCCGCCACAACCTTCAGCGCGGCCTTAGTCACCCGATGCGTGATTGTCCGGAGGTGATCCTGGACGTGCAGCAGCTCCTCAAGCTCGGCATCTGCGCGGACCATAGCGGCCGCCGGTTTAAAGCTGTTCTGGGCCACCTCGATTGTCGGCGCCAGGATCAGCAGCTCCTCGTTGTGCCTCCAGTTGATGATCAACGCCGTGAGCATGATGCCCGCGGCAATGGTCGACTTGGTGTTCTTCTTGCTGATGAGCAGGAAGAATTCACGGATCAGCTGTGCGCCGGTCTCCGGATCGTTGGCACCGAAGATGGTGGCAACGAAATCGAAAACGAACTGGTCACAGACCTCGCCAAATGTCGGCTGACCCGGAAGGTCAACGACCTTGAGGGATTTGAACACCTCCAGCGCGTGCTCTGCCTCGTCCGAAAACAGCGGCGCGAATGGGATCATGCTCTGGCGAGCAACAATCCGCTGCTCCCAGTCTGGGCAAGCCGTCGACCAGTGCTTCATCAGCTATTGCTCGATACCAGGCGCGGCCCAGTTCGCGGTGCGAACCTACCCCCAGCCGACGCTGCACTTTCGGCAGCCGCCTGACGCTGCTGTTTGACACCCTGCGGCGCCCCGGCCTCGTTCAAGGTCTTCATCGTCGTGGCCAAATCCTTGAGTGTCTTTGAGCGCTCACCCAGGGAGATGGCGCGCAATAACGCTTGCCGGCGCCGCGGATCACCCTCTTCTTGGCAGATCATGTCCTCGAGCTCGCCGGCATGAGAGGTAACCGTCTCCAGCTCGTCCATGAGGCGCCCTGTCAATGACCTGGCGCGATCAGTCAGCGCTTCCGGCTTCACCGAAACGGGTTGGATGATCTCCGCCTGCACGGTTGTGGTGCGCTGCGCCTTCGCTTCCTCGAATGGCGTCTGCTGTTTCGGCTTTCGCTCCCAGCCTTCACCCTTGGCCTTCTTGTTGATCGCGGTGTGCGAGACACCGTACCAGCGGGCGATTTCCCGAACCGTCATAACACCGGCTCGAAAGTCGCGCTCGATGCCAGCCCAGTCTATGGGCTTGTCTTCTCTGCGCTTTTTCATGTGGTTTCCAGCTTGGTTTCCACTTGGAAACTTCCAGCGGAGGAAAAAATCTCTACGTGAGGCCGTCGTGGGTCCGGAAGGCGAAGCCTTTCCAGAGTTTCGACCCGCCCCCCTTATGGGTTGCGGCGCTCGTCGCTCTTGGCCTCGCTGTCGTGCCATTCCTTGCTGACGGCCTGCAGGTTCTCGATATCCCAGAACAGCCGCTCATCACCCTTGTGGGGTATTTTGTGGTGGACCACAGGGCTGTTCGGTTGATTGGCTCCGCCGACCAGCAACACGCCAGTCTGTTGGCATGTGTACAGATCGCGGGTCAGCACCTGTTCCCGGAGTCGTTGCCATCTGGCCGACTTATACCAGGAGCGCACCTGCGCATCAGGGCTATACCTGGTGTCCCTCACCTGCCTTGTGCTGTGCAGTCTTGGGCCCATCGGCTTGAGCCGGGGCTTTAGGGTGGTAAGCTTGGGCATTTGGAGGAATCTTCATGTCACTATGCAAGCTTACAACCGGCAGGGACGGGTCTGTTTGGATCAACCCGACACAGGTCATCGCTATCCAACAGTACAGGGCTGGAACGGTCATAATCACAACCGGCACAGGCGAAGGGCGCCCCTTTAGGATCTTTGTGACTGAGAGCCCGGAAGATGTCGCCTCAAGGCTAGACCTACACGCTCAGTCGGACTGAAGAAACTTACAAAGAAAAACCCGCCTCGGCTTTCGCTGGGCGGGTGAACTTTGGACACAATAACGGCCTTCGAGGTATCTGAAACCTCTGGGCCTGCCGAGCCTCGGTCTTGGGGACTGGCTACGGATCGCATGGTCGTCCGCCACCATCTATCCCTGATTTGCAAGGACGAATCAACCCTTATGCTGCTGCCTCTCGACAGGACATGTCAGCAGCAGCACCAAGCAGACCGCCGAGTATTTTGGCGCGCTCGCCTGCTGCCCGAACCACCACTGGCCGATCCTTCGACGCCTTAGCCTTCAGCGATGTGCTGGACCGGATCACGCCTCGGCCCTGAACATGGACAAGCTGCACGGTCTTCTCGACCTCTTGGCCCTTGTACACGATGATCTGGCGCTCCAGCGTCATCTGCCCATCGAGGCGAGTTGAGCGGTAGTTCAGCCATTCCCTGCTCGCTGTATCGATCCGGCGGGGATAGACCCTGCCCATGCTGTCTGGGATGGACAGCACTCCGTTGACCAGGTGCATCGACATGACGTCGAGCCAGTTAGGCGCCGATGGGAAACCAACGAATACCGTGCCGGGAAACTCGGGCCGCACGACTTCCACCTTGCCCTTGGCATAGCGGCTGCGCTTCTGGAATTTCGTCATTGTCGGAATGAAGGTCATGCAGCCGCGCTTATTGAAGAAATAGCCGGCCAGGAACTCTTTCTGGCGCATCACGTCGATCGCATACCAGTGAAGCTCATCATCTTGGAATTCACGTCGTGCCATATCTGGGCCCCTATTTCTGGTCTGGATTGTGCTGCTGGGTTTCAGCGGATGGTTGAAGGTGGTCTTTCGCGACCCAGTACGCTGCCCTTGCTGGCTTGACGTAGTGGTGGAAGGTCGGATCACGGAGGGCGTCTGCCATAGCCTTGGCCATTTCCTCGATGATCTGCTCATCGGTCATGTCCTAGCCCTCGCCTGCTCGATTTCCTCGATGCGGAAAGCCCGTTTTCCGCTGGCACTGACGATGGGCAGCTTCTTACCCAGCATCTTCTCGACGGCCTGGAAATCCGGGTGGTCAGGGGCGAGGTAGACCACACCATCGACCGATGCCGGAACCGGATCGACCTTGAGCGAGACGCTGAGAGCATCCACCCAGGCACCTGACCTGATCCACTTCCCCAGCCCCTTGCGGAACTCTGCCTGGGCCTCCGGCGTCGAATGCCGTGCCTCGCTGTCTTCGATGTGCCACTGGCGAAACCGTTTGGCGGCCAGAACCAGCCGATGGGTTTCCTCATCGGTCAGGAGATCGAACGCCTGTTGAGCCTCTGCCCGGTTGGTCAGCCGGCGCTTGGGGTAGAGATCCCAAACTTCATCGAATGAAGCTCGAGCTCGCCCGTTACCGGTTCCCTTACTGGTTCTATTACTGGTTAGTGTCTCAGAGCTGTGAGACACGGGATTTGCCGATTTTGAGACACGGCTTTGCTCATTTTTGAGACACGGATCGGCGTTTTTCCCCGTGTCCAATCCTGAGACACGGCCCTCAACATCTAGTGGTTCGAAGCCATTTTCGAACGCAAGGCGATATCGAGTCGGTAGCTGCCGGCGTGTCTCAGGATCGACCTGCTGCTCACGCCGGATGATGCCAGCCTGCTCGAGCTCGGTGAGGATACGGTTGACTGACGCGCGACTGACCTCGGCCTCGCCGGCAAGATATTCCTGCGTGGGGAAGCAGCCCTGAACCGGGTTGTGACAGTCCGCGAGGTGCCACAGCACGATCTTGGCGATCGGTCGCAGCCCCTTTTGCTTCACTGCCCAGTTGGTGGCTTCGTGGCTCATGCTCCGAACGCCTCCAGGGCCTGTCGAGCGCCGCGAACAGCCTTGCGATGGTTATACTGGGCATAATCGTCCACCCGCTCGGCAACGACGAACCCTGACTGACCGACATTGCTGCCATTCTTGCGGCGATAATCCGAGATGCAGCGGCTGACGTCGTGGCGAGTGATGCCCAGACGCTCTGCGATTTCCTTGGTGCCCATTCCGGCCAGATGCATCTGCTCGACCGACTGCTGTTTGGTCATTGCTCGCTACCTCCATGTGCAGCCAGCCGCTTTGCATGCTGGTGATATCCATAGAGAACCGTGGTGTGATCCCGACCGAACTTCGAGCCGATCTGGGGGAAGCTCAGCTTCGTCTCTTCACGGATTCGCCAGAAGGCCTCGTTGCGCGCCAGCACGACGTACCGCTTGCGGCACGGGCCAGTCATTTCCTTGATGCTCAACTTGTGCCTGGCACTCACCTCAGAAGCGATGCGCAGCCAGTTGGGCATGGGTGGCAGCTGAACGGGCGCAGGAGCGGGCTGCGCTGCCGCTGGAGGGGTTCCGGGCCTATCCAGCCTGTCCCGCTTGCCGAGGGCCTTCCGTGCCCCACGCTGCGCCCTGCGAGCGAATGCAACGCGGCGCTGGTTGTCTTCCAGTTCCCAGATGCTATCGACGCCACCAATGGACACAGACGCGGACTCGCCATTGTCCAGGAGGATCTTGCGGACCTGCTTTTCCGACATGCCGACTTCCACGGCTATTTCCGCTGGGGTGTTGCCCTCTCCATAGCGTTGCCAGATCAGATTGCGGCGGTGTGTGACTTGCTCACTGCTGTTGTCTGATGGGCAGGTGTAGGGTTCATCCTGGGTGGAGCTGATGTGGGAAACGGTCATTGCTTGCCTCCCCAGAGCATTTTGGCATGGGCATAGTCACCGGGCCCCCAGACGTACCAGGCGTGATCCTCGGTGCCGGTTTCCCCGTTTCCTGCCCATGAAATCCGGTCCAACAAGGCGATCTTGGCCATGAACCGAGGATTGTCCTGGAACAGGTGCCGGCGGGTCTTGCCGAAATCAAACTTGGCGGTCAGGAGCAGCGCTACCATGCCGTCGCAGCGCTCAAGCGCCAGTTCAGCGAAGCGGACGGCGTCACGGTTGCCCTTGCCGTATGGTGGATTGGTGATGATGGCGCCGAAGAACGAGCGCGAGCAGACCATCTCTTCCTTCAGGAAATCCATGATGGTGTCGTGCGGACGGTCGTACTGGACGGTGTCGGACGCGAAGACCCGGCCACCGGCCAGGCGCAAGACGTCGGCCATCATGTGGTTGCCTGCCGCCGGCTCCCAAACGTGTAGCCCTGCCACTGGGAAATGCCGTAGCAGCACTTCCGTGGCCCATGGCTCGGTTTGATAGAGGTCGTTTGCTGCTCGGGCGTAATTGGAGGCAGTGACAGTCATGCTACTGCCCTTTCATCAATTTCCAGCGCATCGACCATGGCTATGCGAGTGCCGATGACCCGCATGACATTGACAGCCATGGAATTGCCGAGGGCTTTGTATCGAGGGCCGTCCGCAGCGGGCTTGCCGCGATACGGGATGGCAGTGAAATCGTCCGGAAATCCCTGAAGCCGCTCACATTCCCTTGGGGTAAGACGACGCACCGCCCAAGCCTCGGCAACGCATGGCTGGCCCTGTCCCGGCTTCCCGCCACCTGTGGTCAGCTGGGGCGATATAGCGCCGTCACCACCCTGCAAGCGGAGTTCGCCGCGGCTGTTCTCGGCAAAGGCAACTGCCTGCACTTCGGCGCGGGCTTCGACGGTATAGGCGATATCGGATTGGATGCCGACGCCATCGGGGCCGCTGGACGGGTTTTCGCGGGTCGCACCGGCTTGAATGCCATAGGCAACCGCACCGACGCCAAGACCGCCACGCCCGCCGTTCGGGGTCAGAATGGCGTTCGCTGTGCCGTCCTGGCGGGTTTCGAGGTTTGGGCCATCGCCGCGACCGCGCTCCATAAGAACGATCGGTTCGGCAATCACATCGCCGCCGCGGGCACTTGGGGCGCCGCCCTGCGCGGTCAACGCCTGGGCATATGACGCCTCGCGGGCGTTGAAGTCCTTGTTCGAGTTGGAAGGCGTGATGTTGTAGGCAACAGGTTCGGCAACCAGGTTGCTGTCATCCTCTTGGCGCCGGCCGGCATAGCCGCCCTTCCCAGCACTCTCGGCACCACGTGTCAGCGAGGCGGCTACAACGGGTACGATCGGCGTTCCTCTGCCTGTGCCATCTTCGCTGGCGTCAAAGCCTTCACCGCGCAGCGCGTGTGCCACCAGCAAGCCTTCCCGGCTCTCATGGTCGCCATATGGATTGCTGGTGATGGCTGGCGCGGCGGCGGTCGCGATCAGCGTCTCCGTCTCCGTCTCCGTCTCCGCGTCGAGGCTTTGCTGGGCGGATGCAGTCAAGCAATATCCGACATCGCCGGAATTCGCGATCAGTCCGCCGTCTGGTGCTCGTGCCCGCACCATTCGCATGTCGGCCACCAGGTCGCCGCGTTCTGCTCGCCGCATTTCTGGCACCGAAAGTCCGGGCGCGCCGGCGACGAGCCCGCCGTCAAGGTCGAAGTCTGTCCCGAGGCCGCCACCGCCAGTAGGGCGGCTGCTAATTGTGGGGGCAACTCTTTGCCCCGCTTGTCGGCGCGGCGCAGGATCCCCGCGCAAGCTCGTGCCGTCAAATAGTACCGCTGCGGCACGTCGCCAGTCTCCAAGATATCCGACAACGAACACACGGCGTCGGCGTTGTGGGACCGCCCACTCGTATCCATGTGCTCGACAGAACTGAGCGTCCAGCACTCGGTAGGCGAACCCATACCCGAGTTCGCCCAGCCCCCTGAGGAGGGTGCCAAAATCCCGTCCTCCGTTGCTGGACAGAACACCGGGGACATTCTCCCAGACCAGCCAGCGGGGCCGATATCGTGCAGCAATGGCAAGATAGGTGAGCATGAGGTTGCCGCGGGGGTCAGCCAGTCCGGCTCGGAGGCCGGCGACTGAGAACGACTGGCAGGGTGTTCCTCCGACAAGAAGGTCAATTGCATGGTCGCCCCACTCCTGAAATTTCGTCATGTCGCCCAGGTTGGGGACGTGCGGGTAATGGTGCGCCAGCGCGGCGCTCGGAAACTTCTCGATCTCGGAAAAGAACACCGGTTCCCAGCCCAGCGGATGCCAGGCCATGGTTGCGGCTTCGATGCCACTGCACACGCTGCCGTACCTCATGCCGACCGCCCCGCAACGGTATCGATGGCTTTCTGGACTTCACGGTTTCGGAATTTTGCCGGGACGTAGAGGCCAGCCGCCGACATGTCCGACACCAGTTTGTCAGTGATGTCAGGCTTGTGTTCCTTCGCGCAGAAGCGTCCGCATTCGCAGCGGGGCTGTGCCATCTGCTGGGGCTTGCTCGCGAGAAGGCGGTTGAGCCACGCGGGTAAAGCCGGAGTAAAAGCGTGCATGGTCAGTCCTCCGTTCGAGGGGTGGATCGTTTAGTCGGCTGGTTCGGAAGCCGGTCGCGCTTCCTGGCGCGCCGCAATTCCAAGAAACTCTTCCAGTTCAGCCACAAGCCGGTCACGAGACGGACTGGATGGAAGCGCCCGAAGCGCGATGAGGTTTTCGGCACTCTTCGCCTCCACGGATATGATCAGGCGCTCGTGAGCGGCCATCAGCTTGAAATAAGGGGATGCATCGATGCCGGCGGGCGGGCGGTAACGCAGACGCCACAGCAGGCTGGGGCTGACGCCGGCCCAACGGGCAGCGGTGTGCATTGCGTTGTCCCGGCCAGAACCATGCAGGTCTTCGGCACGCTTCCACAGAGCCATTGCCCAGACTTTGGCGCGCTCGACCAGCGTTTCCGGCTCGAATTCGTTTGCGGTCAGATCAGTCAATTGTTGATCCTCTGGCAGTTCGATTTTGTACATTCGTCAAATGCCTTCCCGATAGTTTTTGAACCATCGGATGAAGGCTGAAACGAAAGGCGACGATGAAGATGGACACGACCAGAAGTGAGCTTGCGAAGGCCCTGGTTCGTGCAGGATTGCGCGGGGTCGGACGGGAATCCGGTCGCGCGAATGAGATGGCGAGTGCCCCGGTTGACGGGGAGGAGGATCGCCAGCGGCGACACTCGCCTACGGCTGGGGAGGGTATCCAGCCGATGAGAATTCAAAGGGCCAGGGCCGAAGCCCCGGCGAGTGATGTTGTGGGACAGAAAGCCAATGATCCCAGCCCGGCACATGGCCGGCCAGTCCTGCGACTGGTTCATTGCAGCAGCAGGCTTCGACCGGTGCGATATGCCACCGGGCCAAGTCTGATGCTGATCCTGGGCGGGAAGCGCTGACATCAGAAGCCACCCACCAGTCTCAGGACAAAGGCAGCAGAAGCCACAAGGCCAAGAGCCCCAGCCAATGCCCACAATGCAGGTGTGCCGTCGAAGCGGCCGATACGATTGGCGCGCATCATCAGTGCTCCGGCGGGGCTTCAATCATGCCCAAGGCGGACATGTAGAGCTCGAGCAGGGCGTCCTGTTCCATGCGCTCGTTCGCATCCTGCTTCCGGATGGTCACGAGCTTGCGCAGGATCTTGGTGTCGAAGCCGTTTCCTTTGGCCTCGGCATAGATTTCCTTGATGTCGGCAGCGATGGAGGCCTTTTCTTCTTCCATGCGTTCGATGCGCTCGATGAACGCGCGAAGCTGATCCTCGGCAACGCTGCCGCCATCGTGATTGGATGGATAAGACATTCACATACCTCCAGCGGCCGCCGCCGGCGCATCCACGCCGAAGGCCCGTGCCATTATGAATTCGCGGATTTCGCGGGCGTGATCGCGGCAGCCCTTGGCCATCTTTTCCAGCTCGTCAGCACGAGCCGAAAGCTCCGCATCTGTGCATTGCTCGACCGGCACCAGCACCTGGTCGCCGTCGCGCTCAATCGGATAGGCGCGGCAAAGATGCTTGAAGCCGGGGAACAGCAACTGCTGCTCGGTCTGGTCATCAGCCTTGTATTTGCCGATTGCGGATTTCGCGATCCGGCACACTTCCTTGAAGGTGCAGACGCGATACCAGTCGGCGTCATCGCCCTGGATGCTGGCATGCTTCGCCAAGACCTCTTGGGCGATCCAGTGCACCTGCACGACTGCTCCGGCTTCTATCTTGCCGTCAATCAGCTTGTGGATCTCGGAGTTGATGTTGCCGCTGTCCATGGCTCAGATCCTCGTGACGATCTTGTCGTGGACCGCGTCGATCCGCGCGATATTGCGCTTTACGCGGGCGCACTCTTTCGGCGCCAGGATGGGCAGCATCTCTTCCAAGTTCATGGCTTCGACGGTGCGGGCGTATTCCTCGAATTCCGCCATGAAGTGCATGGCCTTGTTGAACTCGATGGAACTCCGGCCCTTGAGATCAATGATCGGCTTGCCGACTGGCTTGGTGCCCATCTCGGCGAGCTTGGTAACAGTTGGTGGAGCCTCGCTGTCGACCAGCTCTTCGAACTGCTCGGTCGGAACGTTGGCCGTGCGGATAGCCTGCTTAGCTTGGTGGGAGGAAAGCCCGGCGTCGGACGCAACCTCGGTGCGCGTCTCAACTTTAGGGTGGACGCCCTCCCTAATGTTTTGGTTCGCACCACGCTTCGGCTCGATCTGCTTCAGCAACTCCCCTGCACGACGAATAGCCCGCGCCTTGATGCGGGTAGCCATTTTCATCAGTTCTTCGTCTTGGGACTGCTTCGCATACGATGCCAGCGCTGCAGCCTTGTCAGCCCACGACTGGCATTCGTCCACGCTCACGCAGTTGTAGAGGGCTGTCTTCGCGTTTGCGTAGGTCTGGGGGAGCTTCGCCTGGGCGGCGCTGATGGGGGCAACTTCGTTCATGGTCTATGCCTCCACCACTTTGCAGCCAGCCGCGGCATCGAAGGCAGCACGGCATTTGCGGGCCTGGTCGACAGTGCCGGACCATGCATGCTTGGAATTGTCGGTGAGGAACTTGCCCGACCAGTGCAGCCACTGGTTGCCAGCGCGCAGCCTGACCATGCCGGTGCCGGTCTTGGTACTGACGCCAAACATCTTGTCGGCATTGGAAATCTTGGAGCGGATGGGATCTGCCAGCATGAGCTATGCCCTCCCCGCCAGCGCGATGCCTCGGGTCTGACCCGGCATCATATTCAGCAGCCCCTTGTCGCAGAGGGCATGCACCACACGATGGGCACCGCTTGCACTGGAGAGGCCGCAGCCCCTGGCAATGTCGCGAAAGGATGGGGAATAGCCGTGCGTGGCGACAAAGCCCTGAACAAAATCCAGAACACCCGCCTGGAGCCGGGTCAGCCCAACCAGATGCGGCCGCCCGCGCAGTTCCTGATACGCCAGCGCCAGCAGTTCACGGTCATCTTCAACACCACGATGGGCGTCCATGAAGATTTCTGCCCATTCATAGGCTTCTGGGGTGATGTGATCTGGACAACTCATGCTGCGGCGCCTCCCGTTGCAAGGATGTCCGCCGCCCGCTCCATTGCGCGCCAGTTGTCCAACCTGGGAACGGTCGTGCCGTTCTTCCAGCGCGTCCACATGGACCGGTCGATTTCCGCCTGCCGCAACACGTCCGCAATACGGAGGCCACGATCCTGAACGGATTTCTCGAATGCAGCGATTTCATCAGCGGTGCTCATGCCGTGCACCTTGTAGCATTAATGCATAGTCGTCAAGCATTAATGCACGGTGCATTCCTGCATTTGTCGGGTAGGCTCCAGACATGACCGACTTGAACAAAAATCAGCTCGCTTACATTCGGCGAGTTATGGAGCGCACCGGCCTGGCGCCCACGGCTTTGGCGCAAGCTGCCGGGGTGGCGTCAACGACGATCACACGCCCCCTGAATGACCCTGACTATGCATTCGAGATTTCGAACCGGACCATCAAGAAGATCGAGGCGGCAACAGGCATCTCCTACGCTGATCATTCATCGCCTTCCGCCCCCAAGGAACTGACACGACGCACAGGCGGCACCGCGCCAGTCGTGGCGACTGTTGAGGCTGGCGCCTGGCGAGAGGTCAACGAGCTCGACCAAGAAGACATGGAATGGGTCACTGTTCCGGCCGATGACAAATATCCCGACGCCACCCAGCGCGTGTTCGACGTCTCTGGGGACAGTATGAATCGACTGGACCCCTACCCCATTACCAATGGCTCCCGGATCGTCGCGATCGACTATGACGAGATCGCCAGCCGCGTGCCGCTACGTGACGGCCTGGTCGTTGTGGTGCAGCGCTCGAGGAATGGCGGCCAGGAACGCGAGCTAACCGTGAAGCAGGTCGCATGGTTCGATGACCGGATAGAGTTTCAGCCTAGGTCCACCAATCCCAAGCACAAGCCTATCGTGGTGGAGCATGACAACTGGGAAGACAATGGGGTTGAGGTCGCCATTGTCGGGCTGGTGAGGGATATCATCCACAGGTTGCCGGGGTAGCTATCACCAATAGGAGGCGTCCTGAGAGTGCTTGAGGGCAAAGACTGAGTTTCACGACAAGGATTCCGGATGGCAGCCGAGCCCTGGTACGAGTACGTCTTATATGTCGACGAAGCCGGCGATGCGGGCATCAGAACTGTGGCGCAAGGCAACAAGGGCTCCACAGACTGGTTTGCCATGGGGGGCTTCGTTACATCACGTGAAAACGAGCCAAAAATTGTTGACTGGGTAAGGGATGTTCGGCGCACTGCGGGGGCATCGGACGGACTGGAGCTGCACTACAACACGCTAGACGCCGAACGCCGGATAGAGGCGGCATCAGCTGTGGCGTCGCTGCCAATCCGCGCGTTTACGGTGATGTCTCATAAGGAGAACATGCGCGGGCATCACAACAAACGCGCAGCTTCCAGTGGCAGCAAGAACTACTACTACAATTTCTGTCTGCGAATTCTCTTGGAGAGGGCAACACAAGCAGTCGCAGATTATGGCCTGAGAAAATTTGGCGAGGTCAAGCCGATGAAAATCGTCGTCGCGATGACCGGCGGTGTCAGGTACGACCTTACCGTGAAGTACATGGACAAGCTGCGAGCCCAGGCGATCACGGGGACTACATACCTCAATGCTGCAGTGATCCATCCGACCGTAGCTGCATCTTGGCTCTTCGAGCACGTAAACGCCAAGAACACAGCGGGCTGTCAGGTTGCGGATGTCATCGTCAGTTCGTTCTACAACGCGGTGAACGAACGCGGATCATGTCCACTTTATGCGGGACCTGCAAAGTCAATGGACAAGATAATGGGGCGCCGCAATAACACCGTAGCAAATTGCGGCCTTAAGCTGTTGCCATGGGACGCGAAAATACCCGAGCGCCACCGCGAAATATTCGCGCATTACGGCTACAAGTGGTAGGCGGCGGACCCTGGCCTTCGTTGCACCGGGTGTCTTACAGGCCGCTCCTTTTGCGACCGTACATTCCGGTTGCCAGTTTCCCGACTGAAGGTAGTTCCAGCGTAGCCCGCCTACGGAGAATCCTGCGCGTGTTCGCAGCGTTTGACAAGTGCTCTCATGCAGTCAATGCCTTCGGACATTGTCCGGATCGAAGTCCCGCAGCACCGTCTGGATTTCAGGGATGACGGCCGGGTCGAGCTTAACCAGGTAGATCTGATCCTTGTCCGTGCGCTCGCCGGGCTCAGGTGGCCGGTTCATAATTGGGATCACCGTAAACTCCTCTTCATCAGCGAACGGACCGAAGGGCTCGATGCGGAAGCACATGCCGGGAAACTTCTCGGCCAGGTGCGCGAGCAGCATCGGCTCGGCCCATTCCACAGCCTTGCCCAGCATCGCCGGCGCCACCACGATGAACTCGCTGACCTCATGCTGCGACATTGGAAGCCTCCTCCACTTTGAACGCTACGATTGAGGCATAGGGCGCCTCACAAGCCGGGCACCCGAATTTCATCTCTCGGATCTCAGGGAATTCCATCAGCTCGTCGCCATCCGCCGGCGCCCCTGCCCCGGCCGGTAAAACCACACTCCGCTGATAGAGCTTCGCGCATCCGCCACAGCGGACGTGAAGCAAAACCGATGCTCCGTCACACATAGCCGCTTCTCGTTTGTTCCTGATCTGTTCTCATTAATGCGCAGAACAGAACGCGAGTCGAGTCGGTTTCTCATTTTGCACATGATGCATTAATGCATTTTCTTGCTTGACCGCATCTGTGCATTAATGCATGCTCTCCCCATCAGATCACCGAGGCAATGCCTCTAGAGGGAGATGGGTTGATGACGAAGCGCCCAGCGGATTGGATGGAGCGGCAGAAGTTTCGCTCTCTGGATATCGCCAGGCTGCGCGAGCTTTTCGCTTATGACCCGTGCACGGGGCTAATTACCAACCGCATTACTCGTGGCAATGCCACCGCTGGCGCGATCGCCAGCACTGAGCGGGCTGATGGATATCGGCGCATCAGGGTCGATGGCGTCTATGTGAAATCACACAACCTCGCCTGGGCCCTGCATTTCGGTCAGTGGCCCAGCGCCATCCTCGATCACATCAATCGCGTTAAGTCCGACGACAGGATCGAGAACCTTCGCGAGAGCACCTACTCCGCCAACGCGCACAACAAAGCCCACATCAAGAACATGACGGGCCACCCTGGCGCGTTCCCGTCGAAGCGCCGGTTTCGGTCACGGATTGTCGTGAATGGCGTCCGGCACTCCCTCGGTTCGTTCAGGACAGCCGAGGAGGCGTCAGCCGCCTATGTCGAGGCAAAGCGCAAACTAGCAACCCCATGACCTTTCTTCAGCCCTCCTCCGCAGTGGGGAGGGACGATGAAGGATCAGGAGATTTCACAATGGCATGCGATTGCATCACCACCGTCAACGCCAAGCTGGCCGAGCGCAACACACGCTTGACCGAGGCGCTTGTCTTCGGTCGCCGCGCCGAGCTGCCGACCATCATGCTTCAGACCGAGGTCATCGAGAAGAAGCGCGGCGCCAGGCCTACCAGTATGTTTCTGACTTACTGCCCTTTCTGCGGCACGAAGTACGAAGCCGAGGCCGAACAAGCCGCCTAACCCCTTCCCTCTCCTGGGCGGCGGGTTTGGCTAATAACCGGCCCGCCGATTTATTCCATGCCAAGGCGTTTTCGACGCGGCTACCGAGACAGTTTCTCAAGGCTCCCCATTGCCGTCCAACTGAAGATGAAGGCCGAAGAGGAAACCAGGCGCCGCCACAGGATCGCCCGCTACATGGCGAAGACGCCAGAGGAGCGGCAGATCGAAGACGAGATGAATGAAGCTCTGGGTCAGGTCAGGAGAAAGCTGCACGAGGAAGGCGTCCCATTCGATAACTACGACGTTCTCAGCCTCATCGACGACCGGGAAAGCGTGATTAAAGCCGAGGCGGAAAGAAAGCTCGCCGCACTTCCCCCAGAGAAACGCTCGGACGGCACCTACGACGTCAACACCTTTGACTTCGAGGCATACGACAAGGCCCAGCGCGAGGCGAGCCAGGCGCGCTTCGAGAAGTATCTGAATGAGAAATTCCCGCCAGCCAAGGAAAGGTCAGGCGATGCATCCCGCTCTTGAGGTTTCTATCTGCTCTGTCTGGTTTCTGCTGATGATTGCTGCTGCCTTCTGGTGTCGGCATGGGATTCCTGTGTGGGAGGCGTTCTGATGCATCTCACCGACAATGAGATAACCGCCCTGTCCGCCTGGCGCGGCTCGAACGAAGAGAACAACGTCCTCTCGTTTGCCGCGGTCGCCCAGCGCAGCGCGATCCCTCAGGGCAGCGTGCGCAGGTTCGTGCGAGCCCTTGCCCGGAAGGGTGCGCTGCAGTTTTGCCGGATGAGTTGGAACGATGAAGGGCCTTGCGGCGCCGGCTACATGCCAACGAAGGCAGGGTATGAAGCCATCGCTGAATTCGGTGACACCGAATGACCAGCATCATCGAACCCAAAGCCACCTGCGACGATCAAGGCAACTGGCGCACCATCCTCATGGTCCGCACCCGTTCCGGCAAGGGATGGATAGAGACTGTTGTTACTGCTCCTTCTGACCGGGCAGATCGGAAGGAAGCAGCATGAGCCAGAACCCCTTCGGCCCGTTATCTGATGAGGAAATTCAGGCTGCTATCAACGCCCCTTTCGGCGGCGCCGCTGACATATTGCGCAAGCATGATCCCATGTGGGGCAAGTTCCTATCCACCGGCGACAAAATCAGGTGGAAGGTCACGCTGCATCAGCAGGTGACGATGCAGGCAACAACTTACGTCGAGGCGGAGACCGAGGAAGAGGCTGAAGAGCTGGCCGCCATGATTGATAGCGCGAAGCTGACGTTCGACACCTTTGTCGATTCTGACGATGGCGAAGTGATCGAGGCGGTTCCAGCATGAAGCGCCGCCTCACCATTCCCGAGCAGAACGCCCTCAAGTTTGTGGCACGTCAGGGCGGTTCCTACTGCCCCAACGATGACGCCATGCGCGAGCCCGGCATCATGGACACCCTCAATTCGCTGAAAAGGAAGAAGCGCCTATCGGTCACCGCTGAGGATGGTGCACCGCCGATGTTTCACCTCACTGCCTTGGGGCAAGAGGAGGTGGAGCATGGGTGACTTTGGGCACATCCATGGCCGTGTCGGCAATTGCTTCATCGACTCGTGGGGCAAGGGGCCCTTCGAAATCGAGGTGGCTGACAGGGTCTACCGCTTCGAAGATAGTGACATGTTTGGGCCGCACCGGCTCAAGGCAAATGGCGATCCGCACGAAGTCAATTTTGGCCAGAAGTCACCATTCTGGGCGGCGCACCGCCTTTGGGTTGAGCAAGGCCGGCAAGTCGATCAGGACAGCAAGACATGCATCTGGCGTGAGGCGTTGCCGACCATCGTCCAGAAGATCGGCAACATGCACATGGTCATTCAGCACGGCGAGCCGAGCGGCCCATATCGAATTGTGAGGCATGTTCAGGTCGAAGCGCCAAAGCGGGATCACCGCAATGGCTAGATCCCGCCGCTACGAGTTCAGCAAGCAGACCAAGCGCGAGGCCCTACAGCGGTCGGGGAAGCTCTGCGAGGCCGCAGGGTCAGTCTATGGCCTTCCGCCCGGCCAGCGCTGCAATGCGCCGCTGGATAGTGGCGTTGAGTTCGATCACTACCCCGCCCCGGCAACGGACAAGGGCAGCGACACGATCGAGAACTGTGTTGCCACCTGCAAGACCTGCCATCGGTACAAGACGTCGACATTCGATGTCCCGGTGCAGGCTAAGACCAAGCGAGTCAGCGACAAGCACCAGGGCATCGCCCGACCGAAACACCAATGGGGCCGCCAGCGCCTGGGCAATGGAAACCAGCAACGGACTGCCTCCCGCCCTATTGAGAAATGGAGCCTGCTGAAATGACCTCAGTTCAACTTGCCGCGCACCGCATCCATCATAGCGCCCCAGGACTCCGCCAGGCGATAGACCTGCTCGGCCTTGACCGGCTGATCGACAGCAATTCCCTCAAGTACGACTATTTCTTCTGCCATCAGGTTCAGATCAGCCAGCGGCCATTGGCCGGCGCGTGTCATTTCGGCGTATCGATGCAGCGTCTGCCGGGACTTGATGATGCGCTGATTGGCTTCTTCGGGGGTCATGGCGGCAGACAATGACAAAACCAGCCATATTCACGCAAGGCGATATTTCTAAGCTGCTGAAGGGCGCCAAGGCCGCCGGCATGCCCGTCAAGCGTGTCATCATCGATCGCTCCGGACGGATAGTTGCCGACTTCGGAGAAACCGAACAAGATGCAGCCCCGCCCAACGAATGGGACGAAGTGTTCAATGCCCAAGAAGAGCGGCCTGCCAAAAGGCGTCACTGAGTTTCAGGACCGCCATGAAAAATGGCACCTGCGCTATCGCGCTAAAGGCCAGCCCACCTACTACTTCAAGTCTCGGCCAGGTCAGGACGGGTTTTGGGAGGAGTATGAGCAGGCCAAGGCAGGCAAGCCAGAGGCTCCTGCCGTTCGAACCAGCATGCGGACAAAGCCGGGAAGCATCTCGGCTCTGATCGCGGTCTATTATGGAACGCCAGAATTCACTGGTCTGGCGCCCAGCTCGCGCAAGACCTATCGCAACATGCTCGAGCGCTTTCGCGAGGCCCACGGCGACAAGCAGGTCGCTACGCTGACCCGCGCCCATATCAAGGCGATTATTGGTAGCATGTCAGCAACGCCAGCCGCGGCGAACAATCTGTTGGATCGCCTCCGAGTGCTGATGAAAATCGCCATGGATGATGACTGGCGGCCGGATGACCCAACCTATCGAGTAAAGGGCTTCAAGCTGTCAGGGGATGGATTCCACACCTGGACGGAAGACGACATCACCAAGTTCTGCGAGCACTACCCCATCGGCACCAGCGCGCGCCTGGCAATGGGGCTGATGCTCTACACCGGCCAGCGCCGCTCCGACATGGTTAAGATGGGCTGGCAGCACATTACGGGCGACAGGATCCGGGTTCACCAGATCAAGACCGACACTATGCTCTCCATCCCGATCCATCCCGACCTGGCCGAGATATTGGCGAGCGCCACCAGGACGGATATGCCGATCCTGCTCACGCAGTTCGGGAAGCCCTTCACCGCCAACGGATTCGGCAACAGGATGCGAAGATGGTGCACCGATGCCGGCTTGGTTGAATGCAGCTCGCACGGGCTTCGAAAGGCGGCCGCGAGGCGGATGGCGGAGGCAGGCTGTAGCAACAAGGAGATCATGGCGATTACCGGTCACCAGACCGACAAAGAGGTCACGCGCTACACTAAGGCAGCGGACCAGATAAAGCTCGCGGATCGAGCCATGAAAGCGATCGGCGGCAGTTAG